TGCAAGAGAGGTTGAGAATGGCAAAGACATAATCTTCTGTCCAGACAGCACAGAACCAAACACTGTGCCAGCACTACTAGCTGTGAAGGAGTTTGTACCTTGGCCTACTGTGTACCCACCAGACAAGTTAGATGAATAGCTTGCTTGAATGTAGAAGGAGCTAGTAGCCATCAACTGCATCTGACTTGTGCTTGCACCCGTACCCTTGGTATAGACACCGTAGCTCATCGTATGACCAACAGAGTGGCTGATAGATGAGGTGACACTAGACATAGAGATCAGCATCTCAATCGCTGTCATGCTCACGTTGTTCATGGGCATGATGCGTTGGAAGTACAAAGCATTCTGCGAATAGCTAGAGAATGAAGTGTTGTTACCTAGGGGGTAGATTTCATAATCATTGATTGTTGCCCCCGCACCTCCACCAGCGTTAACTGATGCCGTTAGCGTCTGACCTGCAATGCCCCAAGACACTCCGTTGGCATTGCTAAACAATACCGTACCCGAAGTAACCGTAGAACCTGCTACAGCGAAGTTAGGGCCTGTTTGATTGATGGCACCACCAGCAGCCACAGACAAACTCATAGCTAGTCCAGCACTATTCAAACCAAGAGTGGCAGTAGCGTTAGTTCCTGCAAAGGTAGTTCCTACCCCTGCGATATTGCCAGAGGCTACTGTCTGGTTGGTCTGTGCAACGTAAGTAGTAATCCAAGGTGGCATAGCCACAGTAGCACCAACACTATTGGCAGTAGCCACTACAGCTACAGAACCATTAGTGGTTGTTGTAGCGAAGTTGTGAGAGTGATTAGACTGGGCAGCAGTAGTCAGGAATGCAGGGACATTCAAACTGATGCCAGAGCTATTGACAGTCCAAGACACACCATTAGCAGTCAAGGCTGTATTCAAACCTACAGCATCATTACTAGCCCTAGCAGTGGTTAGGTACTGACTGACATTAGGACCTACGATAACAATCTGGTTGCTACCGTTCTGGCTAACAGTGATGTTGTTGGAACCATTGAAGAACACTGTGCCAGTAGATGCAGAGAAGGATGTGCCAGTAGTACCAGTGGTACCGATCTGAACAATGTTGACTCCATCTCCCGCACCACCACCTGCTCCAGCAGATAGAGCTAGGTTCAACCCAGCACTGTTGAGCGTCATCGAACCAGAGACATTGGTACCAGCAAACGTGGTGCCAACACCAGCTATGTTTCCACTAGCAGCAGTTTGATTGGTCTGGGCTACATAAGTAGTGATCCAAGCAGGGATGCCCATGCTAAGACCATTCGTACTCAACGTAGCAGTTGGTACTACCCCAGCAGTAGAAGCAGAGGTGAACCCTACTCCGGCCCTACCACTAGTCAAGTCATTGACATAGGTCGTAATGAACAGAGGCCAAGCCATGCTTAAGCCATTGGTGTTATTAGTAACACCAACTGTGACACCAGCTTGAGTACTGGATGTATAACCAGTACCAGCTTTGTTGGTATCTACAGTCTGAGCAGGAACATTGGGTACCGTGTACGAAGCAGTGACAGTTCCTAGATTCAATCCAAAGGAGATGCCATTGGCATTACCAAAGACTACAGTACCCGTAGAAGCATTAGTAGAACCTCCAGCAGCAATGATATTCCAACCATCGCCAGCCCCACCTCCACTAGGAGCAGACATCGTAATGGTGCTTCCAGTAAGACCAATAGTAACGTTACCACTACCGTTAGAATTACCAGCCCAAACAAGAGGCATAGTACTATTAGCGGTGCTGTTTGTGAATTGAGCAGAGTTATATCCATCTCCTGCTCCTCCTCCAGCAGCTACGCTAATAGCAAAGTTAACACCATTGCTATCTACGGTCATAGACCCAGAAGCATTCGTACCTGCAAAGGTTGTACCTGTCCCAGCGAACTTGGTAGTAGCACTAGCAGCAAAGGCATTGCTCGTGATGTTACTAGTAGCAGATGTCTGTTGGAACAGAGAGCTATTGCTTGCTGCTACGAAGTTACTAGACTGGTTACTAGCCATGTAGTTGGTAGCAACAGTAGCAGTGATGACACTGTTGTTGGACATACCAAACGACACACCACCACCATCATTGAACTTAACCGAACCAGTAGTGTTAGCTGTCTGTGAACCTGCTGCTAGGATGTTGTAGCCATCCCCGAGTCCCCCACCGGGAACAATAGAAGCAGTCATGGTTCCACCAACTAAGCCAAAGCTTACGTTGTTGGCATTAGAGAAGAAGATGGTCCCAGAGGTCTGTGTAGACCCACCCGCTGCAATAGCGGGACCTGTAGCCCCCGACAGTACTACTACCGAGGGATTCAAAAGGGAAACTATTTTGAAGTCGCTCATGTGTAGGAGTAGGTTAGTCTGTCAGCCCAAGCAACTTGGAATGTAGGAGAGCCATTGGCGTAGGCTATCTGCACTCCACCAGAGGTATTGATCTGTTGGATTCTCCACAACGGATCAGTCGTAAGAGTACCGGGCAATGCTTGCCCTATGTAGATCACCGTACCACCAGAGGTGTCAACTATGGTGGTAAGGGGAGTCTCGTCTACGTTATAGTGAGCGTAGGCCATTGTGGAATGGCCCTATCATTGTTTCACCATCTCTAGCACGATAGAGAACACCTGAGTACCAGATGCCCACCCAGTAGTGGTGATGTTAATGTTGCCAGTCTTACCTGCACCAGCATTATTTTGAAGTCCACCAAAGTCCTTGAAGGACACACGACCACGACCTGCTAACGGCAGGATAGCTACTTGTGCAGTAGCATCCCAAGTCAACTGAATCTCCAACTGATCAGCAATAGAGTAATCAATGTGGTGAATAGCAACAGCAGCAGGTTTGGTTACGCTTGTTCCGGGAACAATGGGGGATAGCGTAGTCAAGTCCACAGCAAGCGATTGAGCAAGATTAGAAGTGTCTAGGACACCCGTAAGCTTCACAATCGCATTGCGAGGACCATCAGAGAGTATCTGAACGGCGTAGGAATTAGCCATGTGCTACTCCTTAGCGAGTGATCTCTTGAGCAACAAGCACGTAATCAGTGTTCAAGTTCTCTGTGCCAACAGGGGTAATCTGAATGACAGGGCTGATGTACGCATTGGTCAAGGTGAAAGCATTCGTAGCACCAACAGTGACATTGGAGATACGAGCAACAGTGCTGTCATTGACGAACACAATCAGATCAGTGCCATCGTAGTAGAAGCCCACATCCAAGTAGGTAGCAGCTACGGTAGTCGTGATAGCAGCAGCCAACACAGTAGTCGTACCGTTGATCACGGAGATCAGGTCCAAGTTCAACTGGGAAGCAGCCTTACGGAAGTAGATACCGTCAGCAGTGATAGCAGCATTGGCAGTGTTCAAACCAAAGAACATGGACATGACACCTGCAACTGCTGAAGCAGAGATGCGTTGTACGAACCAGAACTTGTTACCACGGATGAACTGGAATGCTGTAGCTGCACGAGTTAAAGCAGAAGCAGTAGCAGCACCGGGAGTGAACACAAGGGTACCACCAACGCCAGCAGAACCAACACCAAGGGCTAGAGCAGCACCTGCACCAGCGATGGTGTAGTTGGTAGTGGTGCCTGTATCAAAGTAGTCGTTGAAGTACGTGACTACATCCAACCCAGCAACACCGCCAGTGTGGAAAGGATCAGGAAAGGGATAGTTACCGAGAGGAGTATTAGCAGGCGTAGTAGCTACACCGGAGAGGAAGCGGGTGGGATTGGACATTTAAGTTCCTTTGACGTTGATGAAATCAACGTACCCTTTAGCGGGGTACGTCATTGGACAAGCGAAGTATACGCCTATTACATCTTGTTAGGGATACGACCCGGATCAGGACGTTTACCTTTTTCTTGTTCGCGTGGATGAGACATGATGATTGTTCCTAGTAACATTAAAAAAGAAACCCCCTAGACTTTTGATCTAAGGGGTTGCGTGTCTAGCCTAAGCTAGGTTTAAGGACCGTTAACGCCCCAGATTGCACGAGGATCAGACCAGCCGAACGAATAACGCTCATAGCCCTTAGCCTTGGCATTCATGGTGTCGAAGTCATTGTCTTGGTCGAAGGCAATGGCATGACGCTCGTAGTACTTCATACCAGTACCACCGGGGATGGTGTTACGGATAAACCAAGCGTGTGGGCTTGTGAAGTAGTGGTTCACCTTGAAACCACCGGGCAGGTAGTTACCAGACTTGATGACGTTGATGTCATTGTTGGCGTTACCTGTTTGGTAGCTAGAGTGCAGAATGCGTTGAGCATTGAACAACTCTTGACGAGCGATGTGCAAGCTATTGGGTTGAATAGCAACCAGCAAGCCACGGTCATTTTGCAGACCCATGATTGCGATCACTGCATCTTCCAAAGCAGCTTCAGACAAGTCCACATCCACTGAAGGCTTGTTAGCCCAAGTGCCACCAGAGGTGTTGGGGTGGTTAGTCGCACACAGTGCAATACCGTCACCACCCAGATAGGTGGTAGAGAAGGCACGGTTGTAAACGTTAGCAGCAACGTTCTCTTTCGTTTGACGGAAAGACATAGCCAATGCAGCAGCACGTTTCTTAGAGACAGTCTCGTACAGATTGTCATCCATTTCTTCCTTCGTCACGATGTAACCCATTGCGTAAGCAATGTGTGTGTAACGAGTAGTGAAGCCTTGGATTTCCGAATCGTATGCTACGCCAGCACCTTCAGACTTGATTGGTGCGAGACCAAAGCCCGACAACTGAACATCTTCTTCGTAGTTCTGCGAAGAGGTGTCCTTGTCGAACAGATCGCAGTACTCTTCAGGATGCTCGTTGTAGGTTTGACCCCACCAAGCTTTGATACCGGGCCATAGAGCCTTGGGATGCGATGCGGTGGTAATAACTCCAGCCATGATGTGTACTCCTTAAACAGCGAGGTAATTGACAACAGTGCCAGAGGCAGAACCGATAACACCGTATTCGTGGTAGTTCCATTTGCACAGAACACGAATATAGGGTTGTGCGGAAGCACCATTCAGCACGTTCTCAGGACGCTGCACAGCACCGAGCATACGGATAGGCAGAGTAGCAGTCACAGCAGGACCAGTCAGAACCATGTCAGAGAACGGAGCACTCGGAGCAAGGGAAGTCTGATTTGCAGCAGAGATGGTCACAGCAGCGTTCATAGACAGTTGAGCTTGGGTGCAACCCGTAGCATCGAACTGAGCTTCAAACACAACCATCGGATCATCAATCACATACACATAGCGAACATTGGTACGAGTACCAGCGGCAATGTAGGATGCTTCCAGAGACAACGGAGTACCAACCAAGCTAACGCCCGGATCAGCAACACGAATGCCTACGATGATACCAAGCGGAAGAGCCGAGGTAGTAGTTGCTCCACCCCACTTCTGGATGTAACGAACACCGTTAGCATCAGTCGAAGAGCGAGACATAACGACATCACCGATAGCATAGCTATTGGTAGTGTCAGCGGTAGGGATAGCGTATAGCGTACCCTGTTCATTGAAGCCACCAGTCAGTAGACTGCGAACGGGGCTGAACCCCGAGGGCTTATTGATAAGTGCCATAAAAGACTCCTAAGAAGATTACGATTGTTTCATGGTGATACCGCCTTGAGGGACATAGAAGCTAGGGTTATCCCCAGTAATCTTGCCACGCTTAATAGCTGCATCAACTTGACTGTTCTTTGTCTGAAGTGCGCGCTGGTCTTCCTCATACCATTCCTGTCGCTGCTTCATCAGGTATCCAAACTGCTCTGTGCCTTCAGCACGAGGGTTGACCAGATACCGAATCCTATCTCCGAGGTCTCCATTACGGGACACTACGTTTTCGCTGACTCCACCGATCTCGTCCGGTTGGACGAACTCGTATCCATTATCTAAAGCTTCTTGGATTCTACTACCAGAATCCGTAAAGATGTGCAAATGATAACCTTCAATCTGTTGGCGTACACCAAGTTTCGCTTCAGTGCCATTGAAAACGTTACGGCGCTTACGGGTAGGACCACCATCAGCAGAGGGGGTTCCATCGGTAGCAGCAGCCTTACGTTCTTCCATCTTAGCCATCAGACGATCACGTTTCTCAAATTCATTCAGTGCGCGGGGCATATTACATTCTCCAATTTGTTACTAGGAACAGTTTAAGACCAGTCGTAGGAGCTTATGTACTCCTCACGAGTCATCAACTTCTGTTTGACGAACTTGTCACAAGCAGCTTTGGCATCTTGAGGAAGGTTGTCGTAGCTCTGAGCATTGCTACTACCACGACCTTGCCGACCAGAACCAGACTCAACACGACCACCGGGAGTTTGCTTCTTACCAAACTTGTTGGGGAACTCTTCAGCAAGAACCTCATCAAGCTTCTGAAGGAACTTCTCACCCTTGAGATCAGGGAACTCAAACCGAAGGCTCTCACCAACACCATTGGCAATACCAGTCCAACGCTTGTCTTGACCAAACCATGTGTTTTTATCCAGCCATGTTTGAAGAGCAGGCTCTACTGTGGCAGGAGCAACAACTTCAGGGGTAGGCTTCTCAGCATCCTTGACAGCTTGCTTTGCTTCCTTGAGATCATCCTTAGCCTGATCAAGTTGATCATCCAAGGCATTGACCTTCTGACCGTCACCATCAGAAATAGCTTGAGCACGGCTATCCTTGATAGCTTGAATCTGCTTCTCAAAGTCAGCAGCTTTACGCTCGTAAGCATCCTTTTGGAACTTCTTGAACTCATCAGCAGCCTCACGGAACTCCTTGAGTTGTTCCTTGGTGTGGTTCAAGTCCTTCATCAAGTTCTCGTTGTTCTTCCGCAGGATAGGGAGAATCTCACGACCACGTTTGACAAAGGTATCAGCATCTACCCAATCAGATTCGTTACCACGGAAACGTTCTTTGGGAACCCAGCCTTGGGACTCTGCTTCATGTAGGACTTCAGGTGCAGGACCATTGTGTACTTCAGCTTGTGCTTCGCTCATGTCTAACTCCTAGTGTTTGGAAAGGTACGGATCGACCAGATCAACATCAGCATCTAAGGTGCCAGTCACATCTTTGTCGTTGATGAGGCGGTAGTTAACGCCATCCTTACCTGTGTATAGCAAGCCTGCATACTTGGCAAAGATAACCTTATCGCCTACGGCACACCACGGACTGATCTCATCTACAAAGCATTGGTCTCCCATTGCTACGACGATGCCAGTTGTGTTGCCCATCTGTTCACGAGCTTCAGAAGCTTCAGTGGTCAGGAGAATCCCGCCTTTAGAAACCTTCCGAACCTCTTGTGGCTTGATCAATACACGCCACCCTACTGGGTTAATTCCAGAAACATTGCTCATTTAACTTGCTCCACTAGATCATAGTAATCAATGTCAAGGATCACCGCGATAGCACGGCAACGACCTTTGACCTCTTGCTCTTCTTCAAATGCGTTGTTGATCAACCCCTCTTTCATGGTCTCACGGTCTGAACGAAGCTGCTTCATAAGCCGCTTAGTTACAGGGTGATGCTTCCATTCTTCAAAGGTCTCCAACGTCAATGGCTCACTCATAGACTCTCCTTACTTAGCGGGGGATGTGGGTGCCTCCGAATCACCTCTCATGTCATGGGCAATCTGTTGCCCCTTCATCATGGTTTCATACACACTGTTCATGGTCTGTATGGAACTCAAGACACCATCACGGCGTTCACGCTGCATAGCGATTTCCGTGTTGATCTGGTTAAGACGCATCTGCTCACCTTCGGTAGCAATACCAATCTTGATGGCTTCTGCCTCTGCTTCTAGCTTCTGAATCTTGGCTTGATTAAGTTCTGCATCAGCCATAAGCTTCATCAATCCCATCTTCATGTCGAGTTGATCAGAAGCTTGCTTGGCTTGCATCTTCATCTGTTCAATCTGTACCTTCGGATTGACAGGAGGAGCAACGGCATGAGGACCCTTCGGATCAGGCAGTACTCGTTCAATGTCAGGGAACTTCATAGCCTTGAGGAATGTACGTTCCACTTGGTAGCGGTCATACAAGCCGGGAGTTTCTTTAACCCGCATAGCAATGGCTGCTGCTTGGGCATGACGTTGAGAGTCAGAGGTAATGCTTGGATCAGCCGTAGGCATGACATCCGTAACAGGACCTTCGTAGTCTTTCATCAAGACCACACCTTCACCATCAGCATTGGAAACGTACTCTTGATCTTCGTTGATGTAGATTTGATTCAAGCGGTACAGCTTACGGAACTCTTGCTTGAGGGAACGGTAGGTACGTTTGAAGATGCCATTGAACACCTTCATACCCTGCTCTGCCATAGTGCGGGTAGTCTCAGCAGGAGTGTTCTGTCCGGGGTTTTGACCAGTGAGGATGTCTACCGAACCACCAACACGTTCACCGTAGTTGATCAGAAGGTTAAGGAGAGTGAATAGTACTGCACTAGGTTCTCGCACAGGAAGTGGAACGATGCCTTTGCGTAGGTCATCACCTGTGGTATCAACATGCTTCCACTCCATAGGATTGAAAGAATAGTTACCCCCACGTAGTTTGATACCACGAGAAAGGAACCCTCCTGCCGTGTTAGCCATTGTTCCCGCATCAACCAGTTGGTTAATGATCGTATTGATAGACTCGTTAAGAGGGCCAAGCAACACGCCAAAGCCAAGATCATAGAAGCCACCATCAGGAGAAGGTACGAAAGGATATTTGGTGAAGTACTGTTCTGCTTTGATTGAGAGAACAGTTCCTTCTTTGTCAGTCTCAATGTCATCACTAGAGTACCGAGCAACGATACGGGCTACCTTCTTGTTGTCCTTACGGACGTACACAATGTAAGGTTCTGCATAGCCATCATCATCGAAGTCAATGAAGCAATGTTGCTCTAGGATTTCGATAGGAGTACTAGAGTCCAAACGATCAGGAGGAGTTAAACCTTGGGCTTTGTCTTGAGCATTCTGCAAGCCACTAGTTGTGAGCATAGAAGCATCAGACTGTTGGTGTCCTTCAGAGATACCTTCCAACCAAGTACCACGAGCAGTACGTTCATAAATCTCATTGCGAGACATCTGGAGTACGTGGGTGATACGGGGAGCACTCTCTAGGCTCTTAGTCCAGTAGTTCACAACCAAGTCTTTGGCTAGAACATTCTCAGAGATGTTGTGCTTCTTAACTGGATCACGGTAAGACTTCTTGAAAGCACAACCAACAATAGGCTGTGTGATCAGAACCTTATCCATCTCAGATTCCCAGTCTTCGTCCTCTTCAAGCAGTTGATAGCTCATGTGCTGTTCAACACGCTCTGCTCTCATCTTACGAACACCACCAGGGTCTTGACCAATCACCCGACACTTCACAGGCAGATCACTGTCTATAAGTACAGGATAGCTACGAGCATGGTACTGAAGAGCAGCAATGGTGATGAGGGGGAACTTGACGTTAGAAGCATTGGGCCAAGGGAAGTTCTTAGCTTCAGCAACCTGAAGAGCAAGCTTCAAGCTTGCCTCTGTTCGCTTCTCCCAAGATGATCGTGAGATCAAATCTACGTCATAGTCTTTGACAACCTGAGACCCAATAGCCTCCAAGTCAGCTTTGCAAAGGAGGTTAGCGATATTGGTCTCATAGACCAGATCACTCAGCTTAAAGGAGTCTTTGAGTTTCATTGTCAGTACCCACAGGTTACGGAGCGCCCATCATTGGCCCCTTGGTTATCTCGTACATAAGCATCGTACTCTTCGGCCTCTACTTCTTTGTCGGTTGGAGCTTCCCACATCCTGTCGAGCATGAGACCAAGATAAGCCCAAGCATCAACCTGATCGTCATGTTTGTCCCGTGGGAACCGAAGAAGCTCGTCTTCAAATCCTTGGTACCAGTCTGCGTTCTTGTCGAACTTACATGCTCCACTTCTCATACGGGCTTGGATACTACGTGCTCTAGTCAGCTTATCTCCGCTAGGCTTGAGCAGCACAGTAGAAATAAACTCACCTCGCTTTAGCATCTCACCATTGAGAACCGGACCAATAGCTTTCTGGATAGTACCCTGTTCAAGACCAAAGAGTACGGGCTTATAAATCTTTTGGATCATCAGGATTGTATCGACAATCTCCAAAGCGTCCATACGTTCTTTAATGACATGCTTGCAGTACAACCTGCCTTCCTCATCCATACCACCCACTACAAAAGCAGAGTAGTCAGCCCTCTGGGATTGAGATACAGCCAAGTCACAAGTGGCATAGTAGACCAAACGCTTCTTATCATCCTCTGGCTTCATGGGTACGAAGTCAGTCTTCTTAAAGAAGGTGTCCGTGATGTCCAAGGGGATGTTCAACATCTCCTGAGAGTACACATCAGCTAGACCCTGACGTATGTAGTCCTCTCTCTGAAGCCTGAACTGCTCCGCAGACTTCATCTCGGGCCACAAGAGCTTCTTCATGTCATCCGTATGTGCCCTGTACTTCACAGACTTCCAAGGTAGCTTATGGTCCGTGTACTCCTTCAAGTCCTCTTGGATTAGTAAGGGTTTACCATTACCTCGTAGAGTGCTAAGTTGAGAACTGGGCATAAGGTTCTCAAGAAGGGAGTCCAAATGTAGGATCGTACCGACAATGCGAATCTTGCCACTAGAAGAGATACAAGGAATGAGAGCACCATAGAACCACCTCTTGAACTTCATACGACGATCCTTGTTCATCACAATCTCGTCGTTCTCCATGTCATCACCTATCACTAGGTCTGGTCGGAGGTTAGCCCATTTAAGACCGCGAAGTTTTTGTTCGCTGCCCTTCGCCTGTATGCGAAAAGTGTGTCCATCTTCCATCTCGACGATGAGATCATCTTCCGTGTCTTTCGGGAAGCTAGATACTGAGAACAACGATCTAAGGTCCTCATTGTCCAAGAGTTCCTTCTTGATGTCTCCAAGGAATTGAACAGCCTGTGTAACTGTATCCGACACAATAAGGACATAGCGAGACTCCCGGAATAGAACTGAAGCTAGGGTATAGGCATGGGTTACTGCTGTGCTCTTGGCATGGTAACGAGGTGCTGCTATGGCTACCTGCTTATTGTTACTAGTAACAAGTTCCCACACCTCTCGGTGAAAACTGGGGGTATCAGCAGGCTTATCGAAGTTGCTTCTCAACACCGAGTTGATGAAGCCCTCCATGACTGCTGCGTTCAACTTGGTCATTTAACTTCTATCCGGTCACTTGACCTCAACAGTCTCTACGTCAATAACCTTAGCCTTCAACATAGCGAACTTAGAGAACTCCTCCGATAGTCGTAACAGACGATCATCAATGGTCTTCTCTACTTCTTCCTTCTGGGGATTGCCTTCAATGTGTTCCCTCTTAGCCATCAGTTCGGTACTGATCTTCAAGGCTACTTGAGCCTTAACAGGGATACGAATGATTGCACCAGTACGTTGATCGTACTGAGCATCTCCCAAGTCAAGTCTGTCTTCTACAGCCTTAAGAGACTTCTCAACAATCCTCTTGAGCTTTGCACTAGTCTGCTGAAGGTCTTCTTGTTGAAGTTGAAGACAAGCATCTTTGTACCAGTCTGCTGTCTTCCAAGCTTTAAGAGTAGGTAGAGGGATACCCGTAACCACAGCAACCTCTGCCATGTTGCCCAACATCAACCAAGTACTTACAGCCTGAAGCTTCTGGCTCTGGTTCCATACAGCCTTGGTGTAACGCTTGTCTCTAGCTTTGTCTCTACGCATGTCTATCTCCTTACAATGAAGCGGAGTGTACTATGTTATCCTTTACAGGAGTACTGTATGGAAACCCATTAGGGTTTTTAGTTGAAAAATAAGACTTGACAGGTTTTTGTACTTTTCTACAATGCAACCATTCTTTTTTCTTTTTACTGTTTTTCTATTTTTCTGGTCAGGTATATAACATAGCAGTATTAATAGGGTCCCACAGGGGACCCTTCTTATTAGTAGCTACCCTCTTACAGAGGTGAACAGAATCCTTGTAGCGAGTCCCAAGGTGCGTAGCACCGTAGCTTCTGTCGAAGCGTAGGGACGAGCCTACTTACTAAGTACTGTTCTTAGTAACATCAACAACCCCCTCTTGTTTAGAAACATGCGGTAGCGTTGTAAACCTTGTTAAGTAAATTAACACAGAACTACATTTGCTCCCCCCTACCCTCTCTACTACTACTTAGAGGTACGGCTAGGCTACAACTCCCCCTATCTCCTCTCTTCTACGCCTAACGTCTGTCTATTAGCAGCGTCGATGTTATCCACAGGTTATCCACAGCTTGTGTTCTATTGAGCAGCTTTATCTGCTAACAACCTATCTCCCCCCACTGTATGTTCAATCAGTTGCTAGTTGATACGCATTCTCATCTATCTCCTCTGCTTCTTCTGCTCACCATTAGGGTCTGTCAGTCCCTAGTCTTCTAACGTTGCAGTAGCTCTCTCAACCTATTGCTTGGCACCTATCCGTAGCTCGCATAGAGGGCTTGGTGAGTAGAGCCATCTCGTCGGAGTACTACCTCGTTCAGGTCTCACGCAATAGCTCTACCATTCGGATTGCATCTCATACGCACGAGGTAGCTGTCGAGTTGAGTTGGTACTGATCGAAGGACTGCTCGCCTGTCATAGCTCTAGTTTGAACAAGATCATTGAGTGCATATGAAGGTAAGGTTTGTGTCAGGGCCATTGTAGGTTTCTCTTATTCCTTGGTTGGTTATGGTGTGTTAAGCCCCCCAGCCCCGTTGGGGGGTTGTGACCACCGCCACCGCCAAGCGGTTGGCGCTTCCGCAGTAATCGCGCCAGAACCTCCGTGCCGCCAAGCGGTCACGAAGAACCTGTCACGACCTTGGGGCTAAAGCCCTTACTGCATTCACAAGCTCGTCCGACCGCCAAGCGGTTCGAACGACCCAAGCCCCCGGCAGGGGCGTTTGTGAGGGGGGCTTATCCCCCTCATAACCTACCTAGGAGAGAAACATGGCCCAAGACAAAAACGCTTACTTCGCACTGAACGACCAGTTCAAGAGCTTGACTGGCAACCAGCCTGTCGGCACCAAGCTCAACTTCGCAGCTACCTTGCTGCGTGGAGCCATCTTCGAGATGGAAGAGCGTGGCGAGTCCTGCGAGGCAGACTTCCGCGAGGTGGCTAACTCTCTCAAGCTCCTCGTTGCGGCTCGTAAGGATGCTCAAGCAGCGGCTTGGTTGGCACGCAAAGCAGATTGATTACGACCACCTAGGGGCTTCGGCCCCTTTTTCGTGTTCGCTTTTAGGTGCTCACAGCACCGTTGGCGCTGTTGCGCTAGTCGCTAACACTTTCTTCTTCTTCATTGGCTATTGCTATGCCTATATCTCTCCAATCTTCTTCTTACCCCTCCTCAAATGTTACTAGGAACATGCGGTACCTCTACGGTATCAACACTCTGGATGCTACCCCTCGTCCTATCGGCCTCGGGCTGACACCCCGAGATGCCAACGGCCAAGCCGTTTGGCATACGGGCTGCGACGCCCTCGGCGTCTTTACAACAATAGGGTCGGGCTTGCTCCCGGCCCTTTCCCTGCGGGGGCCGTGAGGCAGCGCCCTCCGGTTCATTTGTTTATTTGATTAAGGAGTATTTGATGGCTAATAGATTTAATGCAGTTGGTTATAGCGAGAAGCATTTAGATGCAGATGGCAGGTTCATGTTTGGATTTGCTCATATTCGTCCTGCTGATCGTGGTATCAATGATGTGGAGTTCAAAAAGGGTGCTCGGACTATCCAGTACGACATGCCTTCTATGGTTCTGTTGAAGAATCAGTTGAATGATCAGTACTACGAGGTGCTTGATGACACTGAATGGAGCATCTTGGTAAATGGTGATGATACTGATACGGTTGATCGTTTCAAGTATCCAACCAAGGCTGATAAGTGGACCCCAATTCGTGAAATCTATTAAGGAGCATCAAATGAAAACACCTTCGCAGGCTCATCGAGCCGAGAACGGCTCTCCCATGTCTGCTAAATCCCCAGCGCAAAAGTCCTCGACTTTGAGCACAAAGTCTCCGGAGATGATTGCTGCTATTGAGTCTCTGTTCCCCGGTACTCAAGCAGCTATCAAGATGGGCAACTGTCCTCTGTGTAGCAAGCCTGTTGTTGGGTTTAAGGATTTGCTCTCTGCTCGTGAATTTGAGATTAGTGGGATGTGTCAGCAATGCCAAGATTCAATCTGGAATGAGTCTGGAGAAGAGCACTGATCTTTTGTGTGTAGATGAAATTACCATGTATAATTTGTCTACACTTTAAGGATTTACCATGTATAACGAAACAGATCAATTTCGGTTTGAGCGCCGTATCAAACAAGAAATAGACAGTTGTTGGACATTTACTGGTTGTAAAAATACAAACGGTTATGGTCTATTTTCTATAAAAACAAAGAAAAACATTAGGGCGCATAGAGCAGCCTATGAAATGTTCAAAGGCCCTATTCCAAATGGAATGTGTGTACTACACACTTGCGATAACCGAGCCTGTGTGAATCCAGATCACTTGTTCTTAGGAACACATCAAGAGAACATGGCTGACATGGTTCTCAAAGGTAGAAATGCAAAACGAGAGGGCAGTGGGAATTGGAAAGGTGGGTTGTGTGATGACAATCTAGCTTACCAAAGAGCTTGGAGAGAGAAAAATAAAGAGACAGTTAGAGAACGAGCACGACTATGGGCGCAAGAACATCGTCGTAAACAAAAACTTATATCAAACAGGAGTTAGTGATGAAAAAATGCAATGGAACAGATGGTGCTTTGGACTACTTAGATGTTGAGGACTGCGGTAAAGTTGAGGTCCTCACTCTTGAAGAAGCTGGGTTAGAAGAATGGAATCCAACAGACAGCGTATTTGCCGCTGGCATCTATGCCTACCTTGATTGGTTCTACGATGGAGAGATGTCGGAGTTCGACAAATAGGATCAAATAGCATACTTTACTATCCTATTATGAGTGGGATAGTGAGGCAATGTTGTTGTAACAGTGCCACAACCGAAGGAGGTCTAATGACCGAAGCAAAGAAGATAGATGTGTCTCCAAAGCTCTATGAAGCAGCTACGGAGTCTCTGGTGTCTGACGCTAGTGCAGTCAGCACGTTTGAGAAGATGATCACTGTGGGCTATTCGCATAGCACTGTGGAGACATTTATCAAGGAACTCAAGGACACTGAGAAGCTCATCAAGAAAGAGTTTGAAGTGGGTTCTATGCCCGGACCTTGGCGTTCTAGCAAGTCTGTTATCACTTCAGCAATGAAGCTCGGTATCGGCTTGTGTGATAGCAACGGTACGTTCTATGGCAAGACCTACTTGCAGAACAAGATCAAAGACTCCAAGACCGACAGCAAGGAACTGGTTACTTTGGATGAGTACATCAGCAAGGTATGTGCATTGATTGGGAACGTTCCTGACCATCTGGATGCTAAGGTGGTTAGCGAAGAAGTCCACAAGTACTTGATGGGTGTCTAAGTGCTGACTCAAGCCATTCAGGTGATGAAGTACATCCGAGCTAGTGCTGGCAGGGCTGGCATCTCGGTTGTGTTTGAGGACATCAATCAGCCTCGGCATGATGGCAAGACTATCTACTTGCCTATGATCACCTACAAGACCACGGAACGTGAATTGCAGCAGCTTATGGCCTCTATTGACCACGAAGTAGCCCATGATCGTTTCTCGTCGTTTGAGGTGCTCAAAGAGATAAAGCTAGACCCCAAAGGCTTGTTGATGTTCACATGGAACTTCTTAGAAGATTCTCGTGTGAATGTTATCGAAGCACAGGAGTACAAGGGCTTCAAAGACAACTGGGATGATTGCTCTTCAGAGTTAGTGAAGACCATTCTCAAGAAATCAATTAAAGAGACCACTCTGATAGCAAAGATGGTGTCTGCGTTAATTTGTTGGGAATCCAAAGTGTCTGCATCCAACTTTCCATTGATTGAGTTGGCTTCTAGTAAACATACCCCTGATAAGAAGATCACAGATGTTCTTAATAGCTATTCTCGTGATCTTGTTCGTTGCCATAGCATTCTAGACAAGGAAGAAGGAACCAGAGCTACACACAAGCTTGCTTTGGACATCCTAAAGTCCATTGGACACGATTGCAAAGAGGAAGTTGAAGAGGCTCTCTCTAAAGCAAAGGCAGCAGCTAAGGGTAAAGGAAAAGGAAAAGGAGATGAAAAGGCCGTTGCACCTGCTTCAGGTGATCTTGCCGAAGGAGGTGATAAAGATGCTTCGGATGCGGAGGATGACGAGTACAAGGTTATCAAGGTGGTACTCACAGCAGATGACTTGAGCAAGTTCTCTCTCACAATGCCTGAAGAGGGGGGAGAGATGGGTAAGGTTGGTATCAACTTTGATCCGGTTAAGTCCGATGGTCATTGGGACATGACTGACTACGACAAGTTCCTAGTTGCTGACTACCCACGTAGCTTGGGTCAAGACAAGTACTTCAAACCAATGGGTGCCACTAGGTTCTTGGCTGGTTACAACCATGACGTTAAACCGTTACTAGTAACACAAGAGAACTTTGCTCAACAGGTTCGTAGGCTCATTCAGATCAGAGCACGAGTACAGACTCAGTATGGCACTCGCAAGGGTAAGCTAGATCAGTCCAGACTCTCTCGTATCTGCTTTGATGCACCCGGATTCAACGAGAAGGTATTCAAGACTAGGATCGAGAACAAGACTCTGGATGCTGCAATCACAGTGCTAGTGGATATGTCTGGGTCCATGATGGGTCAGAAAGCTTACTACGCATTGGCTTCTACGCTCTTGCTGAATGAGGTCTGTTCTACCTTGGGTATCCCTCTTGAGGTCATTGGGTTCAGTGATGACTATGGTGCTGCTTACACGGCTGTCCCGTTGATGTTTGTCTACAAGTCATTCAACGACTTGAAGATCACTAACGATCAGATGGAACGAGATTTTGCTAAAAGCAGTTGCTTTATGAATGGCAATCCCGATGGGGAAAACATTCTGTGGGCGCATAACCGTTTGATCAAGAGGAAAGAGAAGAAGCGGTTGTTGGTTGTGATGTCTGATGGCTCTCCTGCTGCATCCAAGAGTAGTGTAGGTTTAGAAGAGTTCACACATCAAGTGATAGATGAGATAGAGAAATCCAAGCAAGTTGACATCTATGGATTAGGGCTTTGCAGTGACTCTGTGACGCACTACTACAAGAGAAACGATGTGGTTTATAAACCGCAAGAGATACCGAGCAAGTTACTTACATTGATAGAAAAGAGGATATTGACATGAGCGATCCCGTTGTGACCACCAAAGCGGTGGGTAAAGAGAAGGTTGAAGACCTTGTGAAAGTTGCTTTGAAAGAAGCTATGGAGAAGCGCCGTATGGGTGCTATGGGAGCTACCCTAGCCGAGTCTTATGACGAAGGCATAGAACTGGTTCCTGCGGCTGTTAAAGCCATTCCTAAGCACTCTTCTTTGCTCTTAAAACCCACTCAGAAGTTCCTGTCTGATGTGTTGGGTACCACGGATACCAAGAATGACTTCCCTGTCACTTGCTTCCATGATTACGAATGGGATGAGCGCATTGCTTCCTTCATCCCTGAACCCGATCCGAGCTACGTGTTGCCTGTTGACTTGGCTACGTCCATCCTGATGGCTTGGGAACTGAATGAGAAGGTGCTTTGCTATGGTCCAACGGGTGCTGGTAAGTCTTCTCTTATTGAGCAGCTTTGCGCTCTTACTTATCGACCTTTCATTCGTGTTAACTGCACAGGGGACATGGATAGCTCCATGATCTTTGGACAGTTGACTGCCAAGGATGGTTCTACTCATTGGGTAGATGGTGCGGTAACTGAAGCAGTTCGTTATGGTGCTGTGTTTGCTTGGGATGAATGGGACGTTACACCACCGGAAATCTCTATGGGCTTACAGTGGCTTTTGGAGGACAATGGCAAGCTCTTTCTCAAAGACATGCCCGGTGCTTCTAAAGACAAGATGATCATCCCACACGACAACTTCAAGCTTGTTGCTATTGGCAATACACAAGGCCAAGGTGATGATACTGGAGCACATGCTGGTACTAACGTACAGAATTCAGCTACGTTAGATCGCTTTGGTACTGCTGTCTATGTTGACTACCTGAGTAGCGACATCGAAGAGAAGATGCTTGGTAACAAGTGGGGTGGAACCCTTTCTCCCAAAGCTACCAAAGAGCTTGTGAAGCTGGCTAACCTGATTCGTCAAGGATACAAGGCTGGTCAGTTCAATCTCACAATGTCTCCTCGTACCTTGTTCTCAATCTGCAAGAAGCTCTCTATGGGTGTCTCACTCAAGAAGGCATACAGCACGGTTTACTTGAACAAGCTCAACGATACACAGCGTAAGGTTGCCGATGAGTTGTTCGTGAAAATCTATGGCACTATCTCCTAAAGTCTAGAAACTCAGTGGCTCCTTCGGGGGCCATTGCCTTTTGTATTTTGAGAAAGAACACAGTGATAAACAGGAAGCTGATCCTAGCAAATGCTCCTAGTAACATGGGAGAGCAAGTACACATCAACCATGTGGGCTGTCCTTCTGGTGAAGACAAGAAGAAGAGGCTCTACATCAAGAGGACTGACAAGGGCATTGTGGCTTATTGCCACCATTGCAACGAGTCAGGCTTTGCGTTTGATATGGATGGCAGGGTAGGTACTTGGTTGCAGGATAAGAAGCCTGTAGACCCACGCATAACTGTGATCCCATCTTTGTGTGACATCTCTATCGAAGGCAAGATGTGGTTAGCTAAATACTATTGTGACAGTGGTTGCAAAGTCTTTAGTGGTGTCAAAGGTGGACCAAGGCTAGTAGCCATGACTCTCATAGATGCAGCACATAACCACATAGGCATCCAAGTACGCAATACCTTCCCACTAGCTGCTCCCAAGTACATTACAAGCTACTTCAATGAAACCCGTAAGGGTGAAGCTGCTTGGTTTCACTATGGTAGCAAGACTCTTGTGATCACTGAAGACTACCTTTCGGCCTATAGAGTACATCTGGATGCTCAGGTATCTAGTGTGGCGCTACTAAGAACATCTCTCTCAGACACAACCCTACGTCAGATATATGAGCTTGAGTTTGAGCACATCATCATCTGGTTAGACCCCGATCAAGCAGGCATAGAAGGAGCACGTAAAGTAGAAAAGAAACTGGACCACTACCTACCCACAACAACCCTAGTCTCTTGCTGGTGCAAAGACCGGGAACCCAAACAACACACTCACGAGGAACTTCATGGACTATTCCATCCTTCATCTCTGTAGTGAGAGCAAAGAGAATTTGCTTCGCTACAAGAGGTACGTTAAACCACACGTAGTAGCCAAAGAAACCATGACCATCTTGGATGGCATGGAGAAGTACTACAAGAGCTTTCCAAGCATCAAGACGCTTGAGTGGGCACCCTTCTCTGCATATCTCATTGCAGACCAGAGTAAGAGGCTTACAGAAGACTCCCTAGTCAAGTTGAGAATGACTCTCACTAAGGCTACTGTGTTTACTCCACACCATGCACATGAGGAAGTGGTCAAGTCTCTCATCGAACTGGACTACCTTGCCAAGATCATGGAAGAATGTGAGCGTGTCAAAGAGGGAACAGCAGACTTGGAAGATGTTCACCTCTTGACAACCAATGCACTCAAGGACGTAGAACGCTATGTGGAAAAAGATGATCTGTTCGTATCTGCTGATCTGTCTAGTATTGCAGATCGTATTAGTAGCAGTGGATATGAATGGAGGTTGGAAGTTCTCAATCGTTCACTCGGTCCTCTACGAAATGGGAATTTTGTTATTGTGGCTGCTAGAGTGGAAGTTGGAAAAACAACTTTCCTAGCATCTGAAGTAAGCTACATCGCACAACAGCTTCCCAAGGATCGTCCTGTGGTATGGGTTAACAACGAAGAAGAGTCTTCCGTAGTGTTCTTCAGAATTGTTCAAGCTGCTTTAGGTATCACATCCAAAGACATGATTGCTGATTCCAATGGCTCCATGTCCAAGTACACCACCATGATGGGCGGTGACAAGAACAAGATACGAGTTACCAAGGATACCAACACTATCCGTGACTTGGAAGTTCTCTTCAAAGAAGTCAATCCCGGTTTGATCATATTTGATCAACTGGACAAGGTACAAGGATTCAACCATGCAGACCCCGAACACATCGTCCTCGGTAAGATTTACAAGTGGGCTAGAGAGTTGGCTCGTACTTATGGCCCGGTCATTGCGGCTAGTCAGCTTAGTGCTACGGCTGTCGATCTTAAGGACCCTCCGTATATCGGAATGGATGCTCTCCGTGGAAGTAAGACGGATAAACCGGGCGAAGCAGATGCTGTCGTTACCATTGGGAAGTACAAAGAACCGAAGAGTCCCGAAGAAGAAATGCTCCGAACAATAAATGTTCCTAAGAACAAATTGTCAGGCAATGGACCCAAGAGTGTTGAAGCAGAACGTCATGGTCAGTACCTTGTGGTCATTGATCCAGTTCATGCACGATTTGAATAGTTAAAACTAACCGGATAGCCACATGAAGGTGTGGCTATACAGTGAGCTTTATAGGAGAGATAGATGGCTAAAGCAAAGAACAAGTACGGGAGCACTTACGATCCCAAGCACAAGACTGCTCTGGTAAGAGACCCAGCACGTTTTGACTGGGCTGCTGCTGGTCCAGCAGAGTATGAGTACGTCACTTACCCTGTGTCGGGTGCTGATCTTGTGTCTTGGACAGCTAATCCATTCACGGACAAGGTTCTAGAGATGGAATACGTTGGTAGCCGTGTATCGTGCAACCCTCCCCCAGAGGGAACTGATGAAGACATTTTGATCCTCACTGACAAGGCATACAGGCTTGTTGAGGACTGCAAGGCACAAGGGTTTGTTGGAGGAGAGTTCTACTTCGGTAGACCCGGTAAGAAAGATAGTGAGTTCGTATCAATCAGGAAAGGAGACATCAATCTCATAGTAACCGAGGACAAGGGTTTCTATGACAAGTTCTTACTTGCTACTCACGTATGCAAGACTCTCAATGTCATGGAGAAGGTTAACCGTGTAATGGTTTTCCAAGCAATTCTCTATGGCAACAAAAAGGAAGGAAAACCATGACCCTCCCCACCTTTATAGCGGTGGATGTTGAGACTACACTCAACGGAAACGAAGACGTAGGATTAGCCCATCCTATGCACCCTGACAACAGGGTAGTTGCATTTGGCATCACTATAAGCACCGGAGAAGGTGTGACTTATTATGAGAACCCTGCCTTCTACAAAGCCGCACTGAAGAGCTATACGCCCTTCTCAGTGTTTTGTGGGCACAACTTCTCTTTTGATATGTTGTATCTCTTTAGGACTGACCCAGAAATGAAAGAGATTATTCAGTCTTCTAAAGTGTGGGACACCCAGATAGCTGAATACATTCTTACAGGACAACGTAGCAAGTTCTCTTCTCTTGATGAGTTGGCTAAGAAGTACGGTTTTCCTCTCAAGGAAGACAAGATCAAAGCTTACTTCCAAGCAGGACTTGGTAGCGAGAAGATTCCAATGGATGAGCTACTCCCGTATCTCAAACAGGACGTAGAAGTCACTTGGAAGATTGCTCGTTGCCAATGGGCTGCTGCAAAGGAAGCTGGTCAACTGGTGTTACTAGAAACACAGATGGAAGCTCTTCAAGCAACTACTGAGATGATGTTCAATGGTCTCCACATAGATAGAGAAGCACTGGACAAATACACAGTAGAGGTGGTTAACGAATACGTTGAGTGCAAGCTCAACTTGGAAGAGTTATCCACAGGCTTGATTGATGACATCAACAGTCCTAAGCAATGGTCTCAATACTTCTTCGGAGGTACCAAGAAGGTCAAGGTGAAGGAAGAGGTTGGCACATACAAGAATGGCAACACCAAGTACAAGCTAATGGATCGTGAGATCAAGCTCAAACCAGCAGTGATGTACACACCTGATCCAGACAAGGTAAGTGCCAAGACTAAGCAAGTGTCCGTTGATGATTCTGTTCTCAATGACATGCTTGATCACACGTTCGATGCCAAGGTGAAGATCATCATCAACTCCTTGCTCAAGTACCGTGAACTGTCTAAACAGCTATCTACCTACGTGCAAGGACTCTCCAAGCATCTGATTGGGGACTACATACATGGCAAGTTGAATCACACAGCAACCGTTACTGGTCGTTTGTCTTCTACTAGTCCTAACCTTCAGAACATCAGCAACAACCCTATCAAGCAGATATTCACATCTCGCTACGATGGTGGCTACATTGTTGAGGTTGACTTCAACCAACTGGAAGTTGTGGCTCTTGCTCACGTTACCGGAGACAAGCAACTGATTGCTGACATCTCTGGGGGTGCTGACATCCACTCAGAGCTATACAAAGATATGTTCGGTAGGTACCCCACCAAAGCAGAACGTAAGCCCTTCAAGGCTCGTACATTCCAGCTTAACGATAGGCCGGTTACTCAGTAATGGGTAATTAGAATTGTGTGAATTCGGTGGAACTCTAGAACAGACAACACCGAGCCAAGCGAAGTATTTTTCAATAGCATTGCCGGAACAAAGGTTAAGCAATACACTTTACAACATAATCAATGGAGTAAAGATGCGAACCTTCCAACCCTCTCAATGCAAAAAGTGTTCTACAGTGTATGTGCCTACTGGTCCTGCTGCTAAATATTGTGTGTCTTGCTCTAAGCAAGCAACATTAGAAGCCGGTCGCAAAAATGCTTATACCCAACGTATTAAACGCGGTTGTAAAGTAGGTAGTGGTAAAGGAGGCAACCCTTACTTTGGTAAGGAACATCCCGGATACAAAACAGGTATTGGGATATATCGTAAACAGCGTAAAGATGCTTGTGAGCGTTGTGGATCAACTAAGTTTTTGTGCGTTCACCACAAGGATGAAGATAGATCAAACAATGTTCTTAGTAACTTAGAGACAGTCTGTAAACGGTGCCACCAAGTAGAACATGAGTGTTGGAAAGCCTTTGAAGGTGTAACGACTATCCCGAAAGGGAGTACGGCTAAGTAGCCGGAAGCGCACAACATCCCTAGTGGATGATGAGATAGTCTGCTCTGCATGGGGACATGCAGCAGTCCGTAAGGACGGTTAGGAACTAACGACTCCTAGCGAACAATAGGTATTTATGGTGCAGGTGCCAAGGCTATTAGCAAGCAAGCTGGATGCTCTTTGGATGAAGGTAAGAAGTTCGTTGATGTGTTCTATGGTCGTTACCCACAAGTGGGTGAATGGCACAAAAGTTTTGCCTTGATAGTAGAAACACAATCGAAGCATCTGCGTGATAGCGAAGGATCATTGGAAAGATTTCGTACTTGCGTACACAATACTCTCACTGGTCGTAAGTTTGTATTTACGGAGTATCACAACGATAGTAGCTGGTCTTCTAGCGACTACAACTTCTCTCCGACTGAATTGAAAAACTACCCGATACAAGGGTTGGCTACGGGGGATATTGTCCCGATGATGTTAGGTGTGATCTTCAGGATGTTTAGGCATCGTGAAGGTGTGAAGATGTTGAACACAATCCACGACTCGTTGATGTTCGATGTGACTAAGGAAGAGTTGGTTGAATTTATCTTAGACATACAGGAGGTGTTACAGAATACACACAAGTACTTTGAAGAGACATTTAAGCATCCGTTAGCTCTGAAGCTCAATGCAGGAGCATCTTACGGAATCAATTGGCATGAAATGAAGGAAGTTGAATAATGACTACTTTGATTGAAAAGTTAAGGGTTAGGTACGCACCTATTCCTGACACAGGTTGTTGGGAGTGGTATGGCGCTTTTAACAACTATGGATATGGCTCCATACGTGTAGATGGTCTAAGAGTTGGAGCACACCGTGCCTCTTATGTGGCGCATGTAGGACCTCTTCCATCAAATATGCAGGTTCTACATAAATGTGATAACCCCAGTTGCGTCAATCCAGACCATTTGTTCCTAGGAACACAGTCTGATAACGTATATGACATGGTTCATAAAGGTAGACACATACACGGAACTACACACCCCAATTATACTGGAGGCAGAAAGCCGCACTCAAAAGCGTACATGGTTGCATACGCTCTAAAAAACAAAGCACGTATAGCTGAGTATCAAAGAAATCGCTATCAACTGAAAAAAGAAAGTTTACTATGAGCATGATGTCGGGCGTTGTGGAAGCCGTATCCACTAAAGACGTAACCACCAAGTTTGGTGTGAAACCCACTTACTCCATGAAGATTAATGGAGCTTGGGTTAAATGTGGCTTTAAGAACCCCGGAGTAGAAGCAGGCTACACGGTGGATTTTGATGGAGTCACTGGCACGTATGGTCTTGAGACCAAGGCAGTCAATATCATCTCTCGCAGTGCTCCTATTACTATGGCAGTAGACAAGGCAACTGGTGTTGGCTCTGTAGCTGTTCCTACGAAGTCCTACGGAGGTGGAGGTGGCTACTCCAAGGTGTTTCCTATCCCTGCTCTGCATGGTGATCGGGCTATCGTTCGTCAGAACGCTTTGGCTAGGGCTACCGACCTTTATATTGCTGCTCGTGGTGGGAAGCCCTTTGAACTGGAAGCTACTACCTTGGACTTGGTGATTGGGTTTGCTCGTAAGTTTGAAGCTTACACAGCAGGTGACTTGGACATGGCAGAAGCCTTGAAAGAAGACACTGCTGATGAAGCAGCAAACCCGTTTTAAATCCAACTTGAGTTAAAGTTCTAACTAGGGTCACTGAGCAATCAGTGGCCCTTTTTGACTGCCAACAAGGAGTACCTATGGCAAGAGAAAACAATTACGTGTTTTACATCACTACTAATGAAGGAGAAGACATCATTTGGGAAGGCTTAACAGAGATACAAGCATTCCGAATGGACAGAACTACTAGGCAACATGCTCCTAGTAACATTTTGAGGTATGGGTGGGGTAAGGACCCAACTCAAGGCTACTTAGTAAAGAAAGCGAGGAAGAATGAAAGCACTAATTGATGGTGACATCGTTGTGTATCGAAGTGCAGCAAGCGCAGAGGAAGAGGAGCAATGGGTTGCCCTAGCTAGAGCCGATAAGCTCATGCAGGACATCCTAGAAGACGTAGGAGCTACCGAGTATGGTGTGTTCCTGACAGGTTCCAAGAACTTCCGTAGAGAGATTGCTCCAAGCTACAAAGCCCAACGTCCCACAGAGCGTCCTAAGCATTGGTCAGCTATACGAGAGTTCCTAATAACACAGCACAAAGCTATTGTGTGTGAAGGTTATGAAGCTGATGATGAGATGGGTATCCAACAAGACAAAACTCACAAGACAACAGTCATCTGTTCGATTGATAAGGACTTGCTTCAGATACCCGGAAGGCACTACAACTTCGTTAAGAAGGTCCACCAAGAAGTAACGTATGAAGAGGGATTCAAGTTCCTCTACATGCAAAGCCTCATTGGAGATCGTAGTGACAACATCTTTGGTGTTGCTGGGTTAGGTCCTGTGAAGGCTGCAAGAGCTTTAGAAGGCTTACTCCCAGAGGAGTACTACGACAGGTGCAGAGAGCTTTACAACGATGATGAGAGGTTCCACCTCAACATGCAGTTGCTCTACATCTGGCAGAAACCCAACGACATCTGGCAACCACCAGCAGCGTCCCGCGAAGCGGGGAGCACCGGGCGCAGCCCGAACAGCGGCGTAGCCGAACATCCCCTGGCTTAGGGCCACCATTGGCCCGAAGGCGAGGGGCCACACAGCAGCAGTTACTAGGAACAACAATGATCGAAATAAGCTTTACAGAGATAGTCCTCTTTGCATGGGCCATCATCGCTACGGGCTATGCCCTGAAACATAAACACGAACGCAATACGGTTAACAGCCTCTTGCATCACGTTATTGTGGACCCCGATGTCTACAACAAGATTCACGATGGTTGGAAAGAATCACAACGTCATGCGTCCTAAACGTCACCTAGAAGCAGCTTACAAGAGTGGTCTTGAGGCTAAGTTCCAACAGCAGACTAAGGACCTTGGGTACAACTTGCCCTATGAGATGGATCGTATCAAGTACGTCATCCCAGCAAGCAAGCATACCTACACACCAGACTTCACTGTTACTGAGAACATTTACATAGAGACCAAAGGGTTGTGGACTGGAGCAGATCGTAAGAAGGCTATCCTTATTAAAGAGCAGCACCCACACATCCACATCCTGTACGTCTTTTATAGGGATCAGAAGCTCTCAAAGAAGAGTTCGACTACCTACCTAGCATGGGCACAAAAGAATGGCTTAGAAGCCTGTACCTTTGCTGATAAACCCACATGGATTAGCTACATAGAGAAGCATATATGACCAAGCCACCACAAGCACAACTGCACGGATTGAGTAAGAAGAGTGATGAACTACGAAGGACTCACCTACTAAGGGTAAACCCTACCTCTACCCTAGGTACACCGCCTAGTCCTTTGGCTAGTGACAAGATTTCCTACAAGTACGTCCGAGGTGAGTACTACAAGCGTCAAAGGGAAGCTAACGAAGCATTGGCTGTAAACAAGACAGCCATTACTCGTCCGGGTCCATACAGAACGGGAGATGGAGATTTCCAAACAGCTTGTAGACCGAGAGCAGATGACCACAAGAAGTACAAGAGCCTTACTACCGGAGGAACAATCACCTACCCAAGGGGACATCAGTGACAGAAGTGGCTTCGTGGAAGCACAGACTAGCTGCTATGGACCACACAAATGGTACTAGTAACAAGATGATCCAAGCAGCAATGCTTGGGGAAATCCAAGAACTGCGTAAGCAGAACATGGCTAATGTAAAGCTAGTTCCTCGCTTAGAGGAACGAGTAGCTGTCTACAAAGTCAAGAGCAAGCAGGTTGCTAACTTGGAACGAAGCCTAGCTTTCAATAGGAAGCGGGTTAATGAACTGTATGAATATACAGCTAAGTACCAAAGGATCATTGCGGAGATGAAGAAATGAGTATCAAAGAAACCATCCTGCCGCTGGCTGATAGGTATGCGTCAACGCTATTTGTTGGCAGTGAAGAAGCCCGAGCCGCCCTGTGCGCCGCACTCGATGCCGCTGACCGGGAGATTGAGACATTGAAGTACAACGTAGACACATGGTACGAACGCTTTATGGAAGCTGCCAAGCGTTGCCATGAACTGCAAGAAGAGAACGCACGACTGCTTGCTGAGAACCGCAACCACGCTGAACACACGGACAGAGAGAACGCTGCGTTGCGCTCTGCTTTAACCGGCGTAATGCCTATGGTTGAAATTTGGGTAGATTGCGGTCACGACTTCAACGAATGCGTCAATGTAAGAAACCGTGACGCTGCCCGTGCAGCATTGGGGGAAGGCTATGACTGACAACCAAGTAGGAATCATCTGCGGAACCATTGCATGGGTGGCATTCTTGGCGGTAATCGCATTCAGACTATGGCTGGAGAGTAAAGAATGACTACCGTAATACTTGTGCTTATTGGAATGTATGTTGCTGCAAGCGATCCAGAACTGAAAATGAAAATAATGAAGGAGTCACCATGAGTGAACTACCCTATAGCCCATATTTAGTATCTGAATACGTAAGCGCGACTGAACGTATTACTCAGACGATGTACACCGAATCACAAATGCGTGACTACGGACGCGCAGAGTACGAGAGAGCTTTGTCTGAGGCTATTGATATTGTTGAGAGACACAACTACGGCATAGCACCATCAGTAATCTTGGCTTACCTTCGCGCACTTGCAGGAGAAAAGACATGATTGAAAAGTGGGAAGACAAGTACGCTGATGTAATGGAGAGCGAAATAGTTACCAGCCAACAAATAACGCATTGGCAGGATGAAGAACTTGAACTGCTCCGCGCAGAAGTGGAGCGTCTGAAGCAGGGACAAGACTACACCCGCGCAGTTATCAGGGAGAGGGATGCACTGCTTGCCGAGAACGCGAAGTTGTCTGACCTGTGGAGCGTAATGAAAGCAGAGCGTGACGTAGCTATACAGCTTGGAAAAGCATTGGAAGAACAGCGTGATGCACTACGCAAGGAGCTAGGCCAATGAAACCCAAAGACCTGACTGAGCACGACCACCCGGAACGTTTCTACGTGTGGACCAAAATGGAGATGGAGTTCATCAACACCCGGATACGCCGAGCATACGAAGACGGTTTTATTGATGGTGATAAACACGCTATCAACAGTGCAGTCACACAGGCTATTACTGATCCTGCTGTTATTAGGAACATGTTTGAAAGGGATTGTGGATGACCCATACTATCAACAAGGACCAGACCGTAGCAGTAGCTATTGACTACTACTGGCTACCTATCAACATGGACACCCCGAGAGGGGTGAAGATACAACTCCTAGGCATAGGAGGAGTAGCTGCCTATGGCATCTATGACGGTAAGAACAAGTTCTGGAGAGCATGGGCACCAATGCCCAAGATACCGGAGTACATGAAATGAAAAGACCCGTTGAACACGAGTACACCAGCCACGTTGCTTACACCAGAGCACTGGAGTTGTACTGTGACCAGTTGAGAGATTCCTACTTGGATCGAATCAACATCTTAATGCAAGATGTTGCTTTCCTTCTAGATTTTTGTCGTAACCCTATTGGAGAACCTTATGAGCGAAGAACAACAGACCACCACTGAAATCTTAGAACAGCGTGGTAAACGCTACGGCCTATTCGTAGGACATGCAGCAGTTACCCAAGACCTGAAGATGCTGATCAATGAGCATCTACGGACTCGTGAGAAGACTCTTCCTGCTGACATGCAAGAAGCCTTGGACATGATCTGCCACAAGATCGGACGGATCATTAACGGAGATCACAACTACGATGATAGTTGGGTAGACATTGCTGGGTATGCCCAGTTGGTAGCAGATCGTTTGAAGGGACTTGCACGATGAAACCCAATGTCAAGGTCAAGTGGTTGATGACCAAGAGAGCTATAGCTCAAGCTGCCCGGAGTGTGTATCGGGTATGGGCAAGTGATAGCATGTGGAGTAGCTCGTATGTAGGTAGCTCAACCAGTGAGCCTTATGAGCGTGTGTATCTTACTGAGAAGTACACCAAGATTGAAACACTCATTGATGGCAAGAACGTCTGCCTCTGGGTAACTTCCAAAGGAATGAAATGACCGCTAAAGAAGTCCTAGAACTCGTTAATCAAGAGGTTGGTACCCTATCCCCTCTGGATGCTTCTGTGTACCTCCAAGAGCTTATCCATGAGCTTGCCTACTACTCTTTGGGACTGACTAAAGGAATCATAGCCCCAGTAATCAAAGGGCACAAAGCTGACTTGTTACTAGTAGCACCACAAGAGAAGCTTGCAATCATTGTTCCAGACAACAGAATAGTCACATAAAAAAGAAGCCCCCGGCACATTGATACTGGGGGCTTTTTAATGTGTGGAGGGAGGAACCACACTCAGGGAGAAGGATCGCAGAGGACAGACAACTTCAACAGCTATTGTATAGGAGTTGATTGATGAAGCAAGACATCTTTGTTCTGACTAGAAGCAGAGCTACCAAAGTAAAAGCCCACCACTCCAGTCCAAGCAGTACCTAAGCTGCCCAGCATGATCATCACTTCATCAGTTTTCGATACTTGACCATACATGAGGGCCAGCAGAATGCCAAAGAATCCAAGTGTGATTGCGATTGCCAACATGGAAGGCACCCAAGACTTTGTGCTTGATTGCATGTCTCTGGCAGACTTTCGATCTTCGGTTGCAAGCTTTGCAAAGTCGAGTCCGAGACCTTGGGCCTGCTTCTGAAGCTCCAGTTCAGCAAGTTTAAGTTGGACAAGCTGGTCAGCATCCATCTTGCCAGTCGATAACATTTGTTGAGCATCATCTTGAGAGACTCCTATAGCTTTACTAACAGCAGACACAGCAAGTCCCGCTAAGGGACCACCTAGAGCAGTGGCAATAGTAGGTGCAATTTGTTCAAGCCAGTTCATAGTTCACCCCATCCTGTATCAATAGAAGGTTGTTGGTTAAATACTTGCCACATGATCAAGACCATGCTTCTAGCTCCTTGTGCCTCTTGCACTCTGCCCTTGGCAATATAGCGTTCAATCTTATCCATACACATACACAACGCAATAGTCTCTCCACGAGACAACTGCGGAGCAAAGGGATCAACATGATCTAAGGAGTGCATGGCGTGTTGAACAGAGCTACTTCTGCCTTACGTCTGTTCTTCAACCCAACTACCTCAACGAACATACCTTGTGCATTGTGTACCTTGCACCATAGCATGAACTGCTTGGATGCTCCATCGAAGTCTTCTTTGTTCACACACTTGAGTAGCGTAGAGTTCTGAAGAGCATGGTTGCCCACATTGAATGCGAAGATCACCAAGGCATCAAACTGATTCTGGTTGATGGTACTAGTAACACAGCCATTGACACAATCAACAGCCTTCTGGATGTCTCTCTTCAAGAGACCAGTGGCTTGTACTTCCTCAAGGATGTCTCCACGAGGCACACCATCTCCGGGAACAATCAGGTGCCCATAACCAATGGTCATCTTCCCACCAGAGTCAGGGTATGCACGAGCACGGAAGCCCTCAAGCTTCTTAACCAGTGCTAAACCATTGTCAGAAAATTCCATGTGTTACTCCAAAAGAAGGATGTTGTTAGGTGCAGCTTGCATGATGACCCAGTTGGTCCCATCAGAGACTAGGGTAGCCCAGTTACCAACCACACCCAATAGGATAGCTGTACCAGCAACAGTGCCATCTAAAGGCACAACGTTACTAGTAGCAGAGTTTACTAACTGAGCTTGCAGGTTCTTGATGGTGATAGCTCTACCAGACCACAGAGAAGCAGCAGGGAATGTCACCACACAAGTAGCAGCAGGTTTGTTATTTATGAGGTAGCTGTCCGTATCAGCAACAGTGAAGTTGGCAGTCTTGGTACTAGGTGGTGCCCACACGATAGTAGTGCCAGAGATAGACCCACCAGTGATAGCAACAGAGTTGGCATTCTGAGATGCCATAGTCCCATACACCTTGTTGCTAAGACGTTGGAACCAGTCTCTCCAGACAAAACATTCCCCAATCTTATCTTGGGGAATAGGAACGTTTAGAGTAGCCATCAGCAGTACTTCCGATTGCTATACCCAAGTTTCTTCAACTCAGGTAATTGGTTCTCTAGCCTACAACCAATGTCAATACGGTAGCCCAAGCTATTGGGTATGTTGATCTTCTTCTTGATTCGTGAGTAGCAGTTATCACTAGCATCCTGCACAGTGTCTCCTGTACCAGTGACGATGCAGACGTAGTTTCCAGCAGTAACGAACTGTTCATGCTTGAGCTTTACCTTGCCATCTACCATTGCAGGAGCAGTGCCCCTCATCACAGCAGCGAGGTGAACGTTCTTAATAACATCCTCATCAGTGAGATCAAACATGGGATAGCCACAGTGTTCACTCTGAGGAGTACCCTTGTCATGTGGGTAAGGAGGCATGGTGATCACTACACCACAAGCAATCTCATCAGAGACCTTGAGAGTGTCTTTACCGTCAATGAGGTCCAACATGAACTGACAAGGATCGCCTTTGTGTAGAGCCTGTTGGATCATAAACAAGGGCCATCCCGGACGCATGGTGAACTCTAAAGGCCAAGGATGTCCCTTATCATCAACGATGCAATTAACATCAATATAACCAGTGTAGCCAAGCCCATGTAACATCCCTTCAAGCGGTTTAAGAACCTTGTCAGCCAGCAAGGAGTCTTGCTCGTAATAGAGGATAGTGCCTTCTTCACCTGTAGAGACACCGAGATCACCTGCGAGGAGCTTCTTGAACTCATGGTTAATACAGAAGTGACGAGAAAAGCCACCACGACCAAACCAACCGCCAACAGCAATCTCAAGTCCCCCATGAAATTCCTGAAGGATGAAAGAACCTTTGTAAGCATTACTCTTCTTCCACTTCTGAAGCATGAACACCATGTCTGCTGGAGACTTGGACACGTAGCTAAGAGCCTTGTCTCCATCACCTAGAGGCTTGGAGACATACCGCTTGTTGTTCTTAATAACAAACGAGATAGCTTCGTCGTAACTCTTGAACTCGGTAGAAGGGATGACTGGTATCCCAGCCTTCTCAAACACGTTAGCACCATGCTGTCTGTCCTGTTCCCACCTATTCGTATCAATGCTAGGACCAATGATAGGAAACCCCTCATCACGATAACGTTCTAGCTGATGAATGTAGAACACGTTGTCAGTACAGAAGATCAGGTCAGCCCAACGCATGTGGGCTTCCCAATGAGGAACACGCTCAATCAATCCACCATCACCAATCTGGGAACGAGAACCGTCCTTGTTGTTACGGATGTAGACACGAACAGAATGACCATAGGCTTTGCATCTCAACGCGAAATCCAGTGATACTCCTGAACAATCTATAAGTAATAAATTCATTCGTAACTCCTGAGTATGCTTTTTGCAAAAGCAAGCAACTGCTCTTTAGTAGCTTCAGCCTTCATTCTCATACGGTTGTACTCTTTCATGTACTCTTTTTTCTTGTCTGTGGTAGTCATGGATTGTATGTACCCTTCTTACGTTTGGTATCCCGAGACTTGGTAGTAGCAGCTTCACGCTTCCTAGCAGTTCTCTCCTTGGCTCGTTGAGCAGCAGTCTTAACCTTGATGTCTAGGTTCTTAGCAATCAGTTGTTCGGTACCACCCTCTTCACCAGCACCCATGATGCCCGGAGCTTGTGGTATCTGCTTAACAGCATAGCTGGCTACGTCACCTACTTGGTCAGCAAGCTTGTCTTGTGGATGATATATCTCTTTGCCAGAGAATATCTTCTTGTTGAAGGCTAGTTGTCCAAGCATCAACAGCATTGGGTTGAAAGTGAAGATAGGCCAGATGAGAGCACTCATGTCCTTCTCACCCTTAGCAACCTGTTCCCCTGCATGGATCAAGTGGTAAGGACCAGCCCTACGTTGTTCAGCACCTTCCCCAAACATGGCTTGAGCCAACTCATCAGCCAACGGATAGAGCACAGCCATAGCCACACCAATAGCCATCATAGAGTCCACACCTTCTCTGAAGTGTGCTCTACCTTCAGGAGACTTTAGGTTAGCTGGGTTGATGTCCTTGAGAGTGTTGACAAGAGACTTCACCATACCGTAGTGGTAACGAGAGAACATAGAGATGTTCGGGTTTTTCAACACCTTGGCAATACCACGACTACCAAGCACCTCTGAAGGCATACGGTAGTTAGGCATGTGGGTCTCTGCCTTAGCAATAGCACCCTTCAAGTCCATACCCGGATGAATCTTCATAATCTCACGGATGTACTGGACGTACATCACATCACGAGTAACCCACATAGCCTTCTGTGAGGCACGAGAGATACCGTTATAGAGATCACCAACAGACGTACCCAACCTCTTAGCAAGCTGGGACACAACATGTCCCATCTCTTTGTCAGCAACAAGAGACTTGCCGTGCTCAATGATCATCTTATCGAAGTAGTTGTTCCGAGGTTCAGCACCTAGGATAGAACCACCCTCACGCATGACATCCCGATAGAACTGGGATTGAGTCATCACATCATTGAAAGCAGCCTTGCCTGTAGTACCAAACCTAGCAAAGCTCTTGGGGTTAACCCAACCAGTAAAGCCACGAGCATTCCACAAGTGCATGACCTCATTCATCATGTGCGGCAGTGGGTTCAACATCATGTTCTTGACGATCTGATTACTCAGCTTGGTCCACATTGTGCTGTCCCAAACCTTAGCAAAGTCTTCAATGATTGCAGCAGTCTTAGGATCAAAGTGGTACCCACGTAGCTGTGGAATCTTGTCAATACTGTCCGGGGTCTTCCAACCCGGAGGGAGACTCTTCAAGTCATCCGTAGGAGCATGAGCAACCTTCTTGAACAGTTCAGACTTCTTGAGGTTCTCAATCAGTTCCAAGTCACGAGCCATCTTACGAAGGCCCATGTTAGCTAGACGAGCAGAAGCTTCTGCATCATGCAGATAGCGATAAGGAGAGTCTGCTTCAATAGCATCCACCTTACCATCAACCATCTTGAACTTCTTCTCTTCACCAGAGGTATGGTCTTTGAGAGTAACTTCATCACCCATCTTGAACTCTAGATCAGGAGAGTGCCCGATCTTAGACTTGATACCGTTCTTCCATTCCCAAATCTCAGTGCCCTTGAAGACTTCCTTGGTCTGTTCCTTACCCTTCTCATCAAGGTACTTCATCTGACGATCTTCAGGTTGACGGTGTATCTCAATGACACGACCATCATCCAACTGGAACACCTTACGTTCGTGTGCAGCGTTAGCAGTGTCAGCAACCTTCTCGGAGAATGGCATACGGTTAGCAAACAACTCCGTAATCATCTTCTTCCAGTTACTAGTAACACCACCTTGGACACGGATACGTGATTGACCAGTAGCGAACTCATCTCCGACATCACCACCAAGAGCCTTGATCTTACGAACCAAGGAAAGGTTCTCAGAGTCAATAGCATCTAGGACTTCACCTAGCTTGCCAGTAACCTTGCCACCGTTCTCACGAACAAAGAATGCAGCTTCACGAAGCTCATTCATGGTTGCAAGTTGAGCCTTAGCCTTCTTGTCCCATGCCTTACGTTCAATAGGATGCAAGAGAGATGGACGCTCACCCATACCATCCAAGGATGTTTCTTTGTACCCAATGACATGCTCTGACTTGTCAGCAGTCTGCCAAGTATCAATCTTGTGCAGAGCATCATCCAATCCTTGCTGGGTATCCGGTACAGGAATAGAGCGTTTGTTCTGGTCAATACGATAGTCCTCAAAGAACTTTATAGCTTCAGCTTCCCCGTACTTGTGATAGATGTCAGTAGCGTGATCTAAGAAAGCTTCCTTGTTAGGAATGGTTCGTACATCCACCTTCTCAGCAGCTTTACCAACTTCAGCAGTTGTAGCTTCACCCAGCTTGGATGCTTCTTCAGGACTGACCGATGGGTAAAGACTATCAACAGCAGGTTTGGATTCAAACTTCTGAGACTTCTCAATCATCTTGATGCCTTGATCCAAGACATCATCGAGAGCACTGCGATTAGCTTCTAAGCCCAATCCTTCAGCAACAGCATCCTTGAATGCTGTCCACATGTTGTTCAGCTTGGAAGGTTGCTTGTTGGGGTCAGCAGGTAACTCAGACAAGAGCTTACGGAAACGCTTGTTAGAAAAGGCTTCAGCAATGAACTCATGTGCATTAGTCAAGCCATAAGTACTGGCTTGTTTGAATGCAGAAAGCTCTCCCATAGTTGCCTTGGGATTAGCAGCTTTGTACTTCTCTAATGCAGCTTCGTACTGTCCTTCTACACCAGACTTGTGCAACTCATACAGACGTTTCAACTCAATGGCAGCTTTAGACTTGCCAGAGTCAATGAGCTTCTGAGTGCCAGCATGAACAGCTTCATGCGCCAACACAGCAACACTACCATGCTGTCCAAGATCAACATGATGCTGATCTCCACCAGTGTAGAGACCAGAAGCATCCTTCTTAAACTCACCAGCTTGGTTTGTGTATGAGATCAACTCATTGTGTAGTGACAATGTGGCTTCACGAATGTAGCCAGAACGATTGAGAGCACTAAGAAGTGTTCTCTGAGTCTTGGAACCAATACCAGCCTTAGCAATACGATCAAAAGCTTCACCAACAGTCTTGGCACCCCACAGGTGGTCGTGCAACTCTTCCCAGCTAGGTTTAGCCTTGTCTTCAAACTGCACCTCTGGCATGTCTTGATGCATCTTGTCCTTCTGCTTTTGCATAGCATCGAACTCAGCATCAGCCTTAGCCTTACCAGCATGATCCCCAGCCATGTCAGCTTCCATGCTTTCGATCATCTTGCTGTGCATCTGATCATCGAACTCGCCTATAGCCTTCTTGAAGTCTTCACGAGACACAGGAGCTTTAGGCTCTTCAGGAGCAACAGGTTCACCAGCAGGTTTGTCCTTGGTGATCTCAAAGTCTTTTACACCAGCTTTACGCAAGTCACCACTATGCAAACCCTCTTTCACATTCTCTGGTACTTGGTCTTTAGGAATCTGTCCAGTCTTCGTAGCTCTGTCCCAAGCCTCTTTACGAGTGAGGAAGTTACCACGCTCATCAACGAACCCTTGTTCATGTGTATCGGTGGTCTCCTGTTTACGTGCTTCATCGTGCTTAGGACCCATGAGTTCAATCTCACCAGTCTCTTTGTTCCTAATAGCAGTTTGTTTGAGAGTAGCCTTCTCATCCAAAGCAGCCTTACGGCGCTTTAGCTCAGAGATGTAGTTAGCCTTCTCCTCTGGCGTAGCCCCTTCAGGAGGCTTCGGAGGGACTCCGGTAGGGGTAGAGGTAGGCTTCTTGCCTTTAAGAGCGTCTACAGCCTTCTCACCAGCATTGAACAGCTTCTTACCAGCAGGGTTAAAACCGGGCATAGTTGCACCAGCAGCCATACTAGCTCCAACCTTCAAGGGATCAATCTCACCCTTGTCAGCGTACTCACTACCAGCTTCGATAGCACCCATCAATCCAGCAGAAGCACCACGTTGAACGATAGGCTTTGTAAGAATCTTTCCTGCAACTTCAACACCAGTCTTAGGAGACATGCCAAGTAAGTTGGTACCCAACTCAGCAGCAAAGGTTCCGTATGGATGCGCTTCCTTTTCCTTCTGACGAGCAGCAAAGTCATCAGGAGCAAAGGCTTCGTGCATCCAGTTAGTTACCTTCTGAGCAGCACCAGAAGCAGCCCAAGCACCACCTAGTCCCCCAGCCAACTCAATCACACCAGCAGTGATAGGAGCAAAGGGACCAGTCAAAGGAGCAGCAACAGCAGCAACAGGAGCAGCAGCAGACATACCAGCACCAAAGCCAACAATACCCGCAGCAGCACTGGGGACTGTCTCAGCAGATGTCCGAGCTATGTTGTGGATGTCTCCTTTGATTCCAGAGTCAGGTGCAGAGTCCGTAGGACGGACAGGCTCACCAGATGAGTCTTTGGAATAAAACTCAGCAAACGGATCAGCCTCTACAGACTTTTCAGGGGCAGGAGTAGCACTACCTTTGGAGTAGTACTCTGTGAAGGGATCAGCAGCCATTGCTTGCCTCTCGTGTTATTTGTAGAGAGTGGGTCCCTTGCCGGGAATATCATAGTACTTACCATGCACGAGTTTAGACTTGTCAGCAGGCATAGCCAGTGGCTTACCTTGGGTACCATCACCACCCTTGTTACTAGGAACATCGGCAGCAGGAGCAGGAGTACCAGCGTCAGGTTTGGGAGCAGGCTTAGGAGCATCTTCAGGAGACAACGTTAGACGTTGCTTCTTAACACGCTCAAGCATGTTGTTTTTGATCTCCTTGGCTTCTTCCGGGAGAGTCTCAATGATAGCTTGTTCATCATCAAGAGTACTAGCAATGTACTTGTCTCTCTTCTGAACAGCAGATTGCCATTTGTCATAAGCAGCCTTGCTATTGAAGGTCTGTTTCTCTTGGGTCTTAGGATCAGTAGACTCATAGCCACCAATCCAAGTAGACTTCTTAGCAGCAACTTCGGCATCTTCTACATCAGCATCTAGCTTCTCACGAGCCTTAACCCGATCAGGGTCCTTACGCAATGAGTCTAGTTCTTTGTTGGCAGTGGTCCACATGTTAGATGCTTTACCTGCACGAGCTTCTCTAGCAGCAATGGTACTGAGATTGTGAAGACGAACCTTCTCAAGCTCCATAGCGTTATGCAACTTGGTCTTCTCCAAATCCAGAGCCATACGTTGCTCTTGGACCTTCTGGTTCGTACTTAGGAACAGGTTATCCACAACCTTCTTTTTCGCCTTGCCATCCATCTCATCCCAAGCTTGTTGACCAACCTTGTCAATGACTGCCTTCTGAGATGCTTCAGGTAGCTTCTTAAAGTTCTCACCAACCTTGTCATCAGGCCACTGACCAATGACAGACGCAGCCATGTTGATCTGCTCACGAGCATTGTCCAAGGTCTTAGCTTGTGCTTGAGCTTCTTTAAGATCAGCAACGGCAACAGCATCAAGCAACTTACCACCAGCAGCAGGATCAAATGACATGATGGTCATAGCCTGCTTCATAGCCTTCTCAGAGCCAGAGAGTTGTTCGTAACCAGCAGACTTCTCAAGAGCAGCTATGGCAGCTTGCTTCTGTTTATCCAGTTGGATACCAGACTCGGTAACGATGTTACCTAGCTTAGTCTTCTCAACCGTAGCACGTTCTTGTTCAAGCTTGAGAGCTTGTTCCTGCATGACATTGGCTTGCGCCTGTTGCACATCAGGAGCAGCAACCATGTTCTTTTGCATCTGGAGTGCTGCATCACTCCCAGAGGCCATGTCTTGCATTAGATTAGCCATAGGTTAGATGCTCCATCCAAGAGAGGGATCAATGTTCCCAGCATCTAAGCTGGGCATCATGGTAGAGGCATCTTGTACCCACCCATTAGAAACAGCACCATAAGAGTTGCCCCCGCCTGTGTACGACTGACTACCACCGTATAAGCCAGCAAGCCCTTGGCTAATAGCACCTAGACCAGCCATGCTATTGGAAAGGTTCTGGTTGTTCTGGTTGTTGCCCATACCAGCAGCAGTAGCAGGGTTCTGAGTAGCACCACTACCTTGAGCTAGACGATTCATGTAGTCAGTCATAAAGCCGTAGTAGCCTTGTTGAGCAGTCTTCTGAAGAGCAAGCTTCTCATTACCACTCTGCATCATTCCACTAGCAGCACCACTACGCTTGGATGCTTCTAGTGCAGGGTCCATGACACCAGACTGGAACTGAGAGTAACCCGGCATCTGAGTGATGTCTGTCTGGGCACCCGGTTTCATAGCATCAGAGTACTGCTTTGCCATATCTCCTCGGTATGGAGCAAAAGGATCAGCAGCTTGTTGGACACTACCACCAGAGGCACTCTTGGGACCCATGCCTAGAGCATTGGTAACGCCACCACCTGTGAGTGAGTTAACACCACCTGCTATGCCAACAACGGCAGCAATCTCACCAATGGTTAATGCTGAAGACATGATTGGTTCCCTTTCCAGAGTCCATTTAATTTCATTACTTGTCGATAGTCGAGAGTGATCTCTTCACCAAGATCACCACCAACCATCCCAGTTATATCCACGGCTGCTACTAGGAACATATCTCCTAGATGATCAATGCAAGCTATGGCGTTAGGGGTCTTAGAGTGATTCGTAAGGTACCCAGCAGGAGTACGATGTCCTCCTAGGCGCATAGGTGCAATGATGCAACCTTGTTTAATCTCAGCAGTAGAGAAGATGCCTTTGCCTTGGATAGGGGAGTCACCAGTTGAGATGCTATAGCTACCTTCTGGGAAGGGGATACAGTCTGCCCTATGCTTAGATGCTAACTCAACGTCTTCAACAGTCCACCCGGACTCAGTGATGACTTGCAAGAAGTCTTGTCGGTCTTCTTCGTGCAGTGGGTACTCTGCCAGTAGCTTTTGTTCCTGATGTTCTTTTAAGAGGTCTGGAGTCTTAAACAGAACAGACTCCAAATGAGCAACATCAGTGCTACTAGTAACATAGATATTTTGCCACACAACATCCTCTAAGGTGAAGCCAACTTTGCTACCAGCCTTAGCAACAAACATGTGTGGAGCAGTGAGCTTCTGCACAGCACCATCGTTGTCAATGACATTGATACTGCCCTTAAGAAGAACGTTCATGTGCTCCGAGACATGCTCCTGTCCAACGATCAAGAACCCAGCACGGTAATGAGCCTCACGTATATACAAGCCACCACCAAACCTGTGGAACACAGAGTTGACTGGCTGCTTCTGCTCAAGCAAGACAGCAGCTAACTCCATTTTGGAGTCTAGGTTACGAAGGTCAAAGCCTTCCTTAGTTGAAACAGAATTGATAGCTTCTACAACAAGGTCCATACTTATCTCCGATACCTACCACCACCAACACCCTGCTCTTGATCCATCTCTCCAACACGGAAGTCAATCTCAGCACCATCCAAGCGAAGAGCACAGTTGCTAGTGCAGAGGAACTCCCAAGCCCTACGACGATCAGAACCACCCAGATAAGTCTGTGCTCTAGAAGCATTGAGGTCAACAGACCTGTAGTTAGACCAAGTGTTGTAGTCATCACCTGTATGCCGTATTTGCATAGTCCCAGAGACCTTATCTCCAATGACTTCTAACCTTCCATAGAACTTACGTTTAGTAGTCCCGTTGTCTACGATGTCAGTTACGGTACGGCAGTAGATTGCCTGCCCGTTGTCTTGGTAGTTCGTAGTGCTGAAGTAATAGATGGTTGCAGTGTCATCATCCAACAGGTAAGGAACACCTGCTACCTCTGCATAGAACGTAGGTCGGAAGTAAGACTCTTGGTAAGTACCAGCATTAGGCTGGTCACTAGACATCATTGCATACTGGGTCCACTGATACCAAATCTTCTCATTCAAGTCATAGCCCAGAGTTTCATTGCTATTGTGGAGAGTCAGGATGTAGAGAGTGTGCCCACCAAACTTGTATGAGTAAGCAGAGACCTTTCCAAGACCATCAGATTCAAGATGTTTGTCTATGTTAACTGTGGACACTTTGACAGGTGTGGTGCCATCCATGAGGTACACAGCCCTACCGTAGGCGCTACTAGTACCAACCCAGACCACTGTGTTGTCGGTAGTAACAATACTGTCTCCACTAGCACAACCCACTTCATTGGAATAGCTCTGAGCAATAGCCAGAGGCGTACCAGAGGCATTGGCAGCATCGTAAAAGAACTGGGTACTACTAGCTCCAAAGGCTACGAGGTAGTTCAAGTGCTTGGCTATCCCAACCAATGTGTCAGCAGACTGTTCAAAGCTTGCATAGTCCAAAGCATTCCAAGTAGTTGGATCACCAACAGCACAACTGTAGATGCGGTTGTTGGTAGTTCCTACAAAGAAGTAGTTGTCCAAGAAGACAGTACCAGACACGTAAGGACCAGTGGGGAGACCAGCAGGAGATGTTAAGACACCAGCATTACTGTAGAGATACCCGTTGACCTTGTTGTGAAAGAACAAGTAGGTGCTCAAGAAGTTCTTAGCAAAGTAGCTACGACTAGTAGAAACAGAGGTAGTGCCTATGCTACTAGTAACATATCCAGTAGTGGTTTTTCTAACAGCATTGGCTACTACGGAGACCATGTACCCATTGAACTCTGTCAGTCCTTGGCTTAGGGTGTAAGCAGGTGGAGTGATCGGAGTTACTTGAGTAGCGTACACAAGTCCCGGACGCTTTAAGAACTCACGCTTCTGATCCCGAGTCTCAAAGACACAGTTAACAGAACGAGAGTCCTTAGCAAAGCTACCACTACGACTCTCAATAGGTTGCGTAAGTGGGATGCGTTCAGTAGCCATCCTTACCCCCGGTAAGCAGAACCTCTTTGTAGAACAAATCTAAAGGCTTCTCAACCCGGCATAGACTACAAAGGCGAGTCATTATCTATACCCCAATGCTTGCGGTTGGAAGAAGGTACTAGAAGCTTCAACATCCCAGTTGTTCAACTCTGACTTGTAGAGCAAAGCTCGTTGCATGATCTCTTGCCTATGGTTCATAGGAACACCGTACTCCAAGGCCATCTGGTCAGCTAGGTTCCACACCAAGCAATTCATCCACTCGTTAGGGAAGTCAGGGATGTCTGTAGACAAGCTGATGTCATTCAGAGGCATCTGAGCAATCAAGTGCAGAGAGAGGTTAGCCTGAGAGTAGGCATCAGGAGTCAGGTAGACATACAAGATACCGTTGAGAGCCTTAACACTGTAGTACAAACTGTTAGCAGTACCAGTAGAGAACTTAGAACCCAAGATGTTGTACTCTTGCTTAGAGATCAGCAGTACCGGAGTATCTACAACAGGCGTAACAGTAGTGGTCCGGTACCATGCTTGGATGACCTTCAGAGGCTTATCTGTGATCGCTGTGGTAGGAGCTAGGCTGTCATACATTAAAGTGCTTGTAGAGCCTCCTAGCACGTATGAGGTCTGTCCTGAAGTAAGAGGGATGATCAACTCAGAGTTCTTCCACATCTTCAATCCTTCAGTGCTCATCTGCTTGACGAAGAGGTTGAGAGACATGGAAGCATTAGCCACTGTGTCAGCATCAGGAGTAGAACCAATTTCAAGAACACATAGCTTACGAAGAGCTAGGGTAATGATCTGGTCTCGGGTTACGGTGTAGGTAGAACTCATGTTGGGTATCCTAGTAGAAGTCGTTTAGCTGTGGAGCAGTCTTACCTGCTATCGCACATCCAGCTACGGCAATACTTGCGAAGGACATAGAGCCTTCCAAAGTACAAGCTGGTCTAACTCCATGATCTATGTCTGCTTGGGCACAATCAGCCACACCGTAGTCAGCAGCACCTTGAGCAGTTTGTTGGGTACAGAAGAATACAAAAGTATCTTGCTGCTCTGGTCTAGTGTAAGGGGGAGCCTGAGTATCCGCAACACCTCTTACGAAGTCTTGTGGTTGACGAGTCTCCCAGTCCCCTGCACACACCATGAGACCATCCCACCTCTTAGTGAGTTGGAATGCACGGAACTGTCTACCGCATACATCGCAGATAGTGTTCCAAGTTCCATTGTCCCAATACTGTGGAGTGGACATGTGTTACCCCACGAACTCTACAACGCAGTTAACAGGAACAGCTTCAGAGAAGGTGATGGTGTTGTTCAGGTTTTCTGTGTAGCTAGTACCAAGTACTTGAAAGATACCATTGATGTAGACCACAAGATCAAGAGACCCTGCTGTAAAGGCAAACGGTACAGTAAAGATCGTTTGACCAGCTATAGCAGTAACAGCCCCTCGGCTACGAGTAGCAGGACCAGTGCCGTAGACAGACTCATTGACATCGTTGAGCCAAGCTGCTGTGATCGGAGTGATCGCATCTATGAAGTATGTGCTGGACATAATGTGTTCCTAGTAACAATTAGGGAGTAGGTCCCTTGAGGAATGCTTGCCATGCAGCTAGGGCTAAGAAGCTTAGGACACCCAACCCTGCCCACTTAGCAGCAGCTACCCTCATCTCATGCCAGAACCTAGCCTTCTCTTCTGCTTGCTTGATAACAAGCTCGTGGTGATGTCTATGCCCTTCAGGGTCCCCTGCTGGGAATGCCTTTGACATCAACTCAGTCATTGCTCTAGCAAGCTCTTGTGTCTCATTAGTCATGTGGGTAGTCAGCTTCCTATCCATCTCCAACTGAGTCTCATGGACTTGGGTAACGAGGGCTAGTAGTGCTGGCATAGGGTTGTCTTTACGACGATCTTCGGAAATCATTTGTCAGCCAAGGCAGTAGTGGTAACTTCTCGCAATACTAGCATCACAACAGGCCAGAGCATGATGATGTAAGTACGGTAAGGCATTGGAATGTACTGACCAATGAAGCCACTGTTAGCCTCAATGACAGTCAACAGAGCACCTACTAGGGCTACCCAATAGGTCTTGGATTTGAGGCGTTGAAGGATTAAGTTCATGGAGGCTCCTTAGTAAAGGTTGTTAACGACTCCTCCAGCATCTTTCCAAACTAACTTACTAGCGGTACTAGAGTAGTAGATTGTCGATGTGGGGGCATCTGCATCTGCAACTGCTGGCATTCCTTGTGGGGTTGCAGTTACAAGTGAATCGTTTATTACATTCCAAGCATTTTTCTGTATTGCTGTCGCTGTAGTTACAGAGTAATTGGTCGCAAAAGAAGTTCCAGAATCAGTATTCTGACTAATCTTGATGCGGCCACCAGCGGGAACTGCAACAGAACAATTAATCTTAATACCATACTTCCCTGTGTTGTATATCGTAGGGCAGTCAAAATGGTTGTCAATTATTTTAAGTGTTTGTACCGTAGTCGCTGGAGTGATTGCTATAGCTGTGTTACCCACTGTAGCGTTAGTCAAATTCACACGCACACCGCTACTGTTCAATCCCCCACTTGCTACATCAGTAAATGTGTTGCCTATTACAGTGAGATTCTTGCAGTCAGTTGAGTTGATTGCATAGCCTGCTGTTGTGTCAAACACGCAGCCCATAATAATTACACTGTTTGCGCTAGAGCCAATACTTAAGTCGGCACATTGCCATGTGGTTGCTATGGTGCTTAGGTAACCTGTTTTTGAGAATACACAATTTGTAAAATTAACAGACTCACATCCTTGGACAATGTTTCCATACTTCAACAGAGGAAATTTGCAATTCGTGAATGAAACAGAACTTGCGCTCGTTATATAAGCACCATAGGCCGTAATCCATGCAAGCGGATTAACCACCCCAAGTGGGAACCCATTATTTCCAAAAGTGCAATTTGTAAACTGATGGTGTGTGTACGAATAGCGATCCGAAACTATCTTGACCCCAACCCCTGTTTCAGATTGAGCAGAATAGAAATTACAGTTGATAGCTGAAACACCAAAGAAAGCCTGTGTTTCTGGTGAGGTTAATTCTATAGCTACGTCATCCTGTATATAGATACCAGCAAGACCGGCACCGTCAGTAGCACAATTAACTAGGTACGCAACATCTTGGTTATAGAAGTAAAAGCCATATTCAGAAGCGAACTCACTGTAGCATCCAACATAGTTATCACCACCCATGAATCCTCGTTTTGCTCCACCAGCCCAAATATCCCGTATGTTCTGTGGTCCACCAGAGACATATAGGTTGGTTGTTACGCTTGTTGAAGCTGTACCAGAGCAAGTCACTGCATAATTTGAATGCCCTTCACCAGCACCTGATCCAATCGAAGCAATGAGGTAATCAATGCCGGGGGATGAACTGTCGCAAAATATCTCCGTAGCATAGTAACCATCCCCAAACATCTCAAGGTGTTTACCAAACTGTGGGCCAGCAACAAAGTTATTGAAGTAGAGTCCACAAACCTTTCCACTAAAAGTAACTCCAGCACTATTTATACGGTAGCGACCTCCGGGTAAGTACACGGCACGATTCAATGAAGTGGCGTAATCAATCGCGGATTGGATAGCTGCACGATCATCAGTAACCCCATCGCCCTTTGCGCCATAGTCCAGCACATTAACTGGAGCGCCAGTTATCATCGAATTAGTTACTTTAGTTAAAGACATTTATAACCCCTGTTTATATGAAGTAGACAATAGTAAGTATGTAGCTGGCATTCAATGTCCAATCAATAGGACCATTTATAGTAGACGCTACTTGACCACTTGTTGAACTACTATAAGCCAAAGCTTGATAAATAATTCCAGTAAGTGAGCTTTCTCTAGCCACACCCACATATGATGGCATCGCAGAGCTAGACGTAAAAGGGAATCCAGTAATAAGTGCGACACCACCAGCAGTACCCGGCGTAGTAACTTTGAAAGTTCCAATTAGTGTTACTTGATTACCGACTCTTGTATATCGACCAGAAGAGGTATAGGCAGTTAAAGCCCCAGTTTGGGAAGTGACGGCTGGAGTCCAAGTGCCCTCCTCATAGTTGGTCAGCACCTTGCTGGTCATTCCAGCAGCAGCGGTTACTGCGGAGAAGTCCATACCCTTGCCGCTAATTGGTTTAATACCTGTTGTTGTTACGCGAGCTACTTCACCGATCCCACCGACTGCCATCACTAAGTCAGCAGTTGCACCACCTCCACCTAGCTGTAAGTTATTACTTGCATCAACGTATATGACATTTAACCAACCTGTGTTGGCTGCATTACGCCAACGGATAGCTGAACTGTTGCCAAAGTAAGCCTCACCCGCATTCGTACCTACGGCAGTCAATGTCCCAACCAGCAAGCGACCTACCGACACAGTCCTTCCAGCAGTCAAGTTCTCGACTGTCACCTTCTTGGTGGGCGTGGTGCCCCAGATAGGCACCACCTCAGTCCCAGCTAAGGGAACTGCGATACTTCCTAAATTGGTAATGTTGCTATTAGCCATTTTATCTAGCAGTCATTTGCCACCACATTGCGTTGGTGGTGTAAGTTCCGGAGGCCATCGCAAGCTGCAATACAAACGATGCGGTTGTGTAGGTTCGTGCTGCCGGAGCACCGGATAGAGTTTTCGACGTTATTACCGTAGGCGTTCCACTATTTGTAGAGATAACCAAATCAAGGAAGTCATTACCACCCCCATCAGTGCCGCGAATCAAAATCAAACTCGCGTCCTCGATATGCGCGACATTCTTCGCCACCGTGGTCATAGCGGTGTTTGTCTCTACGCATTGGGTTGCGTTTGCAGTACCACCACCAGAGGCCAGACCAGTTGCCCTAAACAAAGTAGCATCGGCTGTTCCCTGCCTCAGTGTTTGCATTACTCCACTGATCGCAGAACCAGTACCGTAGACATTTCCAGACAGGGCGGGTGCTCGGAAGATGCCTGTGATCTGATCGAACCCACCTCGTTTGCTATTTGCGCCCTGAACCAAAGTTATATTGATGTACTGGTTTCCGTTATCCAAAAACAAAGCCGATGCAGGCGGCGCATGGTTAAGGTTCACAGCATTTGATGAATTGATCGTGCTGCCTTGAATGTGCAGCGTTCCGCGCTGGCGATAGTCAATCCAGTTAATGCCACCAGTTCCCGCATAGCCGAGGGTGGAATTAAGAATAGTGACTGGCGAGTTGTTGACACTTGCGGTGTCATCTACTGCATACAGGAATGGAGAACCTGGCCCGATGATTTCAGTCTCGCAGTTCACAAACCCCAGTAATCCAAATTGCACAGATCGCTGGATCATCGCAGTAATTGCTTGACCAACCCATAGGCAGTTTGTGAATGACAAGTTGCCACCTGATATCAAGTCCATGCCGATGGTGGTTGTGCATGCTGCCAGATACGCTTCAAACTCACAGGATACAAAGTTGATATTCAGGGTGACTGCCGACTGCATTCTGAACAGCTTGGTGGAGTTCTCAATCGTGCAGTCGTAGAACGTCTGAACGTCGATCTGTGTACTGGTTGAGGTTCCAATGTCCAGTGCAGGCAGCGTGCCTGCTGGGCGGTTATTGCCCATGCGAATCTTGCGATAGTCGCCAACGGTGGTCGAGTAGGTTCCACCGACAGGGTCATCAATCAGCAGGTTTGTGCCAGCGATTGAGTTTCCGTTCAGATAGAAATTCTCAAGCGTTGTGAAACGGGACTGCGTGAGCTTCATCATCACGCCATCATTTGCACCTACCCACTTTAATTCCGTTGCCATGTTGGAACCACGCAAACGGAAGCCCGATTTATTCTGAATCGTTAGTGTGGAGGAAATCAGGTACGTCCCTGTTGGGATGAATACCTCAGAAGCTGCCGCAATTGCACTGGTAAAAGCAGTGGTACTATCAGCAACCCCAGTAGGATCAGCACCAAAGTCCTTTACGCTCACACTCTCACGCAGCTTGGCTTGAACCGTAGTTCCAACAGTACCAGTACCAGCAGGTGTGTACCCAACTAAAGTAGAGTCAACAACACTACCCGGAAGAGCAGATAAAACTACTGACCCATCCGGGAATGTTTTGTTGTAAGTGAGATCATTGACATCATTCAACCACGGAGATTCAATGGTTGTTCCAGATACAAACGTGGTTGAAGTCATGTCGTTAACCTACTAGGAGAAGTTGTTACTAGGAACAATTAAGCAGAGATTGCTTTGAGTGCAGCAAGCTTAGAAGCCAGTTCAGCTTGACCAGCAACCAGAGCAGCTTCACGTTCTGCAAGAGCCTTCTCAAGCTTCTCAACCTTAGCAGTACGCTTGTTTGCATCAGCATACATAGCATCAGTCTTCTCTTGAGTCTCTTTAGTTAGAGCAGTGAGGGCATCCAACTTGGCACCAACATCAGCAGCGATGTTGTTGTAGTCAGTCTGCTTGATGTCGAGTGCAGCAGCACGAGCATCAATGTCTGCAAGGGTAGCTTGCAATGCAAGTTCCTTAGCATCCAACTCATCCTGCATCTGAGCAGCTTGGTTGAGGAAACGATCATTAGTGATAGCTACAGCCGCAGCAGCGGCATCAGCAGCAGCTTGGTTAGCAATAGTGATGCGATCAAGTTCAGCATCAAAGGCACCAGAGTCAAGCAGCTTAGAAGCTACGATGATCTTACGGATTTCATACAGGTCAGAAGGAGAGAGGGACATTTTGATTCCTTAACGTTTGGTGAGTGTTACATACATATCTGTAGCAGCTTCTTTGTAGTTAGCCAAAGCGAACTGCTGATACTCTTGGTTTCGTGCGAGGAGAGATTGGTGCATACCGTATCCCCAAGTAGCCTCAAAGTTGCAAGAGTATCCGTTAGGATTCCACTTGATGTCTGAGTGCGGGGCTTGGGTCTCTCTCCACGTAGGATCAAGGTAATAGAAGGCCATCTCACTCATAGGCTCCTTATGGGTAGGGTCACCGTAGAAACGGTTACTAGCCCAGTGGGGAAAGATAAGAGCACACTTGGCACCCTTCTTCATAACTCGGTAGAGTTCATTGAAGAAGTGAACCCGTTCCCAACATTCGTTGAGATTGGTTAGATGTTCAATGAAGTGGGCACAATGCACCTCCTCAACAGAGTCATCCTTCCAAGGCCACTTAGCTTTACGGATGTCAAAGACAACATCCACGCCTTCCATATTGTACTGGTCTACACCAGTAAAACCTTCTTTTTTGTTCTTACCACAGCCCAAATCAAGTCTAATCGGCTCCTTGATTTTAGTTAAGCGTTTGGCTATACTCGTTGTAGACATTGGACACTCCTATATGAAAGGCTACTATGCTAACTCTAAACTGCGCTATCTGTGGAAAAGAAAGAAGGTATTACCCATCTAACGGAGCAGTTAAATACTGCGGAATGAAATGCTACAACATAGCCAAAAAAGGCATGGGTAATCCTAATTGGAAAGGAGGAACACTCCATGCAAAAGATGGCTATCTTTACACCTACCTTCCGAGTCACCCTGATGCAATAAAACTTGGGTACGTACTTCAACACAGATTGGCAATGGAAGAACATCTGGGAAGACGCCTGCTTAAAACGGAGGCTGTTCACCACATAAACGGAAATCGCAGAGATAACCGAATAGAAAATCTTGTATGTTGTTCTAGTGTTGGCAAACATTTTATTGAGCACCATATTGAAGGGCGAGATTCCTCTGGAAGATTTGCTAAAGAGAGTCATACCACTACCAAGTAAATTCTGCTGGTCCAAAGACTCCAAGATGGTCGTAATGGCCTATCTTGACGCTGCAATCAACGGCGCAGCGATAACCGTACTTCCTAGCTTCTGACCAGAAGGATAGGTCTTGAGTACCTACACCTTCATCAACACTTGCTTTGGTTCTGAACCAAGGCTGCTTGATACGTTCGTCTTTGAACATATCCAAACGCCATACAGCACAGCCCATTCCTGTACCGCAGCATTCTACAAGCCCACCATTCACATCTGGTAGCTGTGGTCTGAAGTTAAGTACGGGATCATTGATGTCGCCCCAGATTTGTGCTGCTCCACCCATCCCTTTAGTGAAGTACAAACCTGAGATGCAAGACAGTTCTGGGTGAGCTTCCATCTGAGCTAGGAGCTTTACGATGACATCAGGAGGACAAGTGTTGTCGTGCTCTAGGGTGAAGATGTACTTGTACTTAGCAAGCTCTGGGTTAGCCAACACACTAGCTACACACGAACTAAAGGCTTCTCCTACTTCCATACCAATGGCAAAGAGTCTTACGAACTTGCCATTAGGAGGAGTGAATATCTGTAGCCAGTTAGCCACAACCTTAGTCGGGATAGTACCGAAGGCAGGGACTATCTGAATACAAGAGAGGTCCTTGTACCCAGCATCCTTCTTGAGTCTGGTTACTGTTTGTGTGAGGTCTGCATTGTGCATTCCACCGGAGTAGCTAGATACGATTTGTGGTTCCATTATGCCTCTAGGAGTGCGTACATTTGGTTGATGGAGTTGGCATTAAGCCTCATGTCTGACTTGGCTAATGTAGCAGGCCATACTCCAGATGTCGCGGAGTAACTAACCATATAAGGCTCATTAGAATAACTAGAGTTAGAGACTCGTGCTCCACCAATATCAAGCTGTCCCCAGCTACCGTTAGTAGCAATCGTTTGAACAACACAACTCATGCGAATCGCACCTGTGTTGCCAACTGAGGCACTCGACTGTGCAAAGGCCATGTAATAGTCCCCACCTGTTGCAAGAGAGGTTGAGAATGGCAAAGACATAATCTTCTGTCCAGACAGCACAGAACCAAACACTGTGCCAGCACTACTAGCTGTGAAGGAGTTTGTACCTTGGCCTACTGTGTACCCACCAGACAAG